CCACACCGCAAGCCGACACGCCTGCGCGACGTCCTCGTCTTCGCGTGCGTGCTTGCGAATCAGCGGAGCGAAGCGCTTCAGCTCCTCTTCAAGGACGGGTTTCATCGGCAGCGGGCCTGGGAATCGCTCTCACAGACAGAAATCGTCCACTCAGACCGTGGCATCGAACAGCACAGCCAGCGCTTCCTCACGAATAATTGACTCCAGTCCAACTTGAACACTTCTTGAGTCTCGTACCACAAGTAAATCATGTTCAAAAAGATCCCTCTTGGTAGCTTAATCGACTTGGACCCCGCGAAGGCCGAGGGGCAGATCCGTGAAGCGATCTACTCCCAAGGCACTGTTGACGGGGCGGCGATGGTCCTAGGCTGCACTACCCGGACCCTGTACCGGTGGATGAAGCGTCTCGGCATCACCCTTCGTGAGCGCTAAGAAAAACAGCAGGCTGCACACCGCGTGCGCCAGCGGGCTCTCGCCGCTCTCGGGGTCGACCCGGCGGCCGAGCACGTACTCCACCATGTGACGGAACGCCGCTTGGAAATACCTCCAGGCCGGCGTGACGTGCCGCCAGTTGTCGCGCGAGTACTTCTTGGCGCCGAAGTCCAGCACACGAACGACCGGATCCAGCCCGTCGAACGGGACGAGCGTCCAGTCCAGCTTGCCGTTGTCGAACTTCATACCGACACTCGGAGGTAGGAGTACGTTAGGTACTGAGACCCCACCTGGCTGCACTGAATGGCTTCCACCGAATTCAATGTTACACAGGACCGATACCCCTCCCTCAATCGACTCGGCTGCCCGCGCGTTCGGGTGAGAGTCAGCGATGTTCCGGACTTCACCGACAAACACGACAAACTTTCCGCGAGCAAGTGCATAACCCGCCTCCACCAGCGCGCACCTCGGCCCGCCGTCCGTCAGCACCAACACTGCGTCCGCCTCGTCGAGGTCCCGGAGGTTGTCCCCCAGGATCTTTTGCCGAGCTTCGCGATCTGTAGGCTCTTGCGTGTCTGCTTCCGTCTCATCGTGCCACCTGGACGTAATTTCGAACCCCTCCATCCAGAGCTTGTTGACGGCGATGCGGGCAGAGTGAACGTTCTTGAGGGCGGCTGAAATAAAAACCTTACAGGGCACGGCGGCTTACCTTTCGAATGATTTGTAGATCCTGCGTTGCGATAACCCATCCGCCTACGTCGAGGCGGCCGTGGTCGTCGCAAGAATATAAAACGTTGTGCCACCGGACCCGCAGCGGCGAAAGCGACGCAACCTCTGCGACTTCGGTCTGGTCCGTGAATTCGTTGACGAGTAGGATACGCATCACACGATCCAGAACTTTCCGCCAGGGTTGCCCGCCTGCCAGCGCATCCAGGCGTACGCCGTTGCGTCCGTTTTGCCGTCTCCTGTGAACGACGGCCTGCGGGACAGAACCAGGACGTCGGGGGTGTGTTTTTGAAAGAATGGCAGACGCTTCCGCCCCTCCAGGAAGTTGAGGCGGAGGAGCATGGTCACGTTAGGGGCTAGCCACATCGCTCGCTGGATGAACTCCAGGGCGTGTTTGTAGGGGGGGTTCGCCACAACGTGGGTGTACATTTGTGGTTTACCGAAACCCATGAAATCTTCTTTGAAAAACGACTTGTAGATCGGCCTGTGTTCCTCCGGAATGTCCTGTATGTCGACGCCGTCCAGGCTGTGGATGTACTTCTCCCCTCCAGCAGGGCGACACTCCCGTCGGACGACGCCACCGATAGCCCCGGTGCCGCACCCGGCATCCAGAACGTCTCCGTGAAGCATCCCGAAATGGGAGATCATGGCCTCCGTCGCCCACTGCGGCGTCTCGTAGAAATCGTGTTCGTGGCGCGCCATCACGACCCCGCGATCGCGTAAATCACGGCCGCGGCCGTGTAGGCCGAAGCTGCCGTGAAGACGACGACAAGTGCAACGTGAAACCATCGATCTTCTTGCATTTGAGCACCTTGGGGGCGAGTAGGCGACGCGCGCCTTTGACACTCACCATAACCCAGACTGCTCAAACGGCAAGCGATAACGTGCTCCGGTAGCGTCGATGCCCTTGCAAGGTCGCCGAACGGAAACTGTAACCGCGCACAGTCAACCACGATGCACGGCTGCCGGGGACGTGGGTGAAACACCGGAAAGCAACCGATGAGCGACCAGAGCCGGCCAGCATAGGTGGGACGCTGATGTGGATCACTGGGACCCCCGTGTGCCGGTTCGGGTCCACTGCGTCTCGATCAGGACCGCCAGGCTGGCGGACGTCTGCTGGCCGTAGACGCGGTCCACCATCGCGCTGGTGGTGTGGCCCATTAATTTTGCCACAACGTCGTTGCGAACACCGCCTTGCACGAGGATCGACCCGAACGTGCGGCGGAGGTCGTTCCACGTCACGGCGGGCACACCGGCTCGCTCGGCGGCGGACGCGAGGTCGCGGCGGGCGTTCGTCCACTCCTGGACGGGCAGGTGCGGGAGCGCTTGCTCCAGGAGCCCTTGGAACGGGGGCGGCACCGGGATGCGGCGCCAGGCGCCCTCGGTCTTGCTGCCGCGGATCTGGATCGTCCGGTCGGTCGGGTTGTAGTCCTCGGGCCGCGCACGGAACAGCTCGCCGCGGCGGGCACCGGTGGCGACGACGAACGCGACGGCCGCCGCTCGCTCGGGGTCCAGGTGCGCGCACAGCGCGTGGACCTGGTCAAGGGTCAGATGCGTCGTCTTGGGCGTGTAGTCCGACGAGACCCACAGCGGTTTCAAAACGTCGACATGTGTCGAAAAGAGCCCACGTTTCGTAGCACGCAGGATGATCTGGCGGAGCCCGATCCACTCTTTATACAAAGTCGACGTGCTGGCACCTTCGGCCTTGCGCGTCTGAAAATAATCCTCTACCGTGGCCACCGTGATCTTTGACAACTGAGGCGGCAGGAGCCGGACCAGGTGACCCACTTTGCACTCGTACATATCGAGTGTGCCGTCGGGGACCTTGCGGCTCTCCAGCTCGCGCAGGAACAGGCCGGCCTCGGTCTTTAGGCTCGCCGCTTCCTTGGCGGCGTAATCCGGATCCGCTCGCTCAAGCTCCCACTTGGCGGCGAGGCGTTCGGCTACCTTGCGGTTTTTCGTGCGGCAGGATCGCTTTTTCGTGACGCCGTTTTCGGTCCAGCTAGTCCAGTACCTTCCGTTGACCTCATAGATGCGCATCCGTCTATATACTTTGTCCGGAGGTCACTCGCAAGGACGCGAAGCGACTTTCCGACACGAAAGCGCGGCATACTGCGCATGATGTTGTACGCGTGCGACCGTGACACTCGCAGGAGCTGGCACACGGCGCGGACGGATAGGACTTCTAGGTGCATCGGCTGCCCCCTTCGCTGTACCGTTCTAAAAGCAGACCGGTAGAGGGGATAGCCCGCGTCGTGAAGATTCCTCGTCGAACATACGAAGCTGGAGAGCCAAACAGCTCGCTATACCCGCGAGCCGCGACGTAGGCTGCCGCCAACCACGCGGCGTTCATTGGAACCTGCTGACGTCTCGCGACGGGATGCGGGCATTGTGGACATACGAGATGGACGTGTCCCAGACGAATGAAATTCCTGGAAGCGGGTTGTCGCTCAGAACGCCTCGACAGAGGAGAACGCCCAGGCGGAGGAAAGGGGCGGTCATTGGTGATGACTCCGTAGCGGTGCGAACAGGACGTGACCCTCGAACGTCGAACGGGACCACTCTCCGACAAACGATATCTGGACGTTGAGGTTTTTGGTTCGGGTTCTGAGGGCGCCCATGCGGAGGTAGTGTGGGCTCATACCGAAAAAGCCCCCCTGGATTGCTCCAGGGGGGCCGGTCGGCGTCACGCTGTCTTCAGCTTATGCGGCCATGGACTCACATCCGCAATTGCCGCGATCGCGACCCGGTGAACGCCGGGCAAGTACATCGCCCTTTGGAATTCGCCCGTCTTGAACGTCTTGTCGTACTCACCTGCGTCCGCGATGAAGGTCGCATCCTCCAGGTGCAAGAACCGGCTCGTAACCTTCTTCACTCGGCCGACCCAGTAGAAGGTCACCGTGCGAATCAGGATGACTTCGCCTTCCTGGAAGTCAGGGCACGACGTGCCCCACTTCGCAAGCGCATCTTGAAACTTCGAAAACTCGTTCGCCGTCAATTCGCCAAAATCCATTGTTCGATCCTCTTTCTTTCAAACCGGGAAGTCGTCCTCGTCCGCAGCCTTCGGAGCCGGACGCGCGCCAGGGGCGGCCCGGAACTTCAGATTGAGGTCGTCGAGACCCTTCTTGTCGACCTCGATCTTGACCTTGCGCGGCCCGCCGACGTTGAGCCGAGCGCGGTGTACAGTCTTCAGCGTTCCGCTGTTGTCCGTGTACGAATCAGGACTGACGCTGATGTCGATAGCGTTGTCCGTGATGCCGTTCAGAGTGGCCAGATCCGCTCCGTCCCAGCCACATGCGATGAGCTGCTCGCGGGCGATCTCATTAGGCTCACCCGTCTTCCGCAGCACGAAGACGTCAGAAGTGATCTCGCCCCCTTCTTGGTCCCCGCCCTCAATGCGGAGAAGCAAACGAACGAAAGGTGCATCCTTGGCCGTCTTTCCCCACTGGAAGCTCACAACGCGAGCCGCATAGTTACCAATCGGAATCACTTGTCACCTACCTTGTCCTGTACTCGATTGAGTAGTTTCTGGAGCCGCCCAGGTGCGCGCTCCGCGATAATCGCCTCCACCTTCTCTTGGTCCTCTTTGGGCAGTCGGTCAAGCAGCTTTCGGAGGTCCGCGACGATTTCGTCCGTGGGGCGTGGGACCGCCCGTTCCCACGCCTTATAGAACGTCGTCCAATCCAGCGCGACGCGAGACTCGATGGGGTAGCGGCAACCGCTGGTAAACGCAGGATTTGGCCCGAAATCCAGGATGCGGCTGCCCGTCCCACGAGCCTTCTTCTGCTCCTCGTTGACGCTCACTTCGTGCCGCGCGTACGCAATGGCGTCTGCCCATTCCTGAACAAGCTGGGAAATCTTGACGCTCTTGGACTCCAGGAGCTTCAGGTCGACCTTGGCGTAGTCCGTCCCGTCGGGGTTCACGACGTTGCGGATTGCAGAGTGCCCAATGCCGATGAAGTGCATCCCGCGGGATGCCTGGAGCGAGTCGACCATGGACAGGATCTCCCGCCACACGAGCGGGACTTTTTCGTAAAGCTTCCCGTAGGCCACGTCAGCGAGCACCTTGACGCCAGCCGCCTTGCACACCTCCCCGTGGATGATGGGCTCCAGCCAGTCGAGCGAGTCGACGACCAGCGTCTTGAAGTCGTGCGGGTCGTTCTTCAGCGACCGCAGCACGCCTCGCACGTCATCCAGGGTCTCCGGCTGCCAGAACGGCGCGTCGACGGCGACGAGCCCCGGCTCCAGGGCGATAAAGCAGCACCCCGGCGCGCCCGACGCGAACGTAGTCTTGCCGACCTTCGTGTCACCGTAGAGGACCATCTTGATGGGCTTCTTGCGGCCATCACGTTTTTGCAAATCCTTCAGATTCATGATTGCCTCATCCGTTCGAACAGGTTGAATGAAAGTCACACATTCTTCCGTACTTGAAGCACGCGGTAGGGTTCCGCGGGTAGACCTCAAGCTCCATTTGTTTCACGATCCCGTCGAGGTCCGCCACCAGCGCCTCGTAGTCTCGCGCCGTACGGTAGAGCTTCTCGCGGCGGCACACCGCCCCCTCGCGCACACGCTCGGTCAGGTGCGAGTAGTTGTCGTATTTCTTGATCAGCGGTCGGTGGACCATGTCCAGCAAGACGTAGTCCACGTTGAACCCCAGCGACTGCGCCGCCAGCGGGTAGAGCGTCGTCTGCCGGTCGAACGCTTTCATCGGAAGAAACTTCGACAGGTCCATTCCAGTGGTCTTGTGCTCGACCACACAGGTTTCGCTATCGACGCGCCACACGCCGTCGATCTTGCCGGTAATCGTGTGCGTCCCGAAATCGACGGAAAAGGGCATCTCAGCCCCGAGACGTTCGACCACCGTACCCAAGTGCTGATCAAAATAGGCAAGACACAACCCCCTCGCGACGGCCTCGTCGGCGTTCGCCGCGGGCGTGTCCCACGTTGGCGGCGTCACGCCGTCCCATGTCTCCTGCCATGCGTGGAACAGCGTCCCCACGGCGGCCTGGTAGGTCTCGGTTTCTCGTTGTTTTTGCAGCCTGGTGATTTGGTAGAGTCTTGGGCATGTCTGGTAGGCGTCGATGGAGCTTGCGGAGAGACGCATGGGCAGGTATTCTAGCACCATGCTGCGGGACTACCAGTTGGACATAGTGGAACGTGTGAAACAGAGCTTCGCGTCGGGCCACGTTGCTCCCCTCGTCGTAATCCCCACAGGCGGCGGCAAGACGATTACCGCCATGGAGATCGTCCGCCGCGTGAAGAAAACCAGCCGCGTCGTGTGGCTCGTCCACCGCGAGGAGCTAGCGCTCCAGGCCATGCGCGCCGCCTCCAAGATGGGCATCACCGTGGGCGGTGTCGGCGCCACGCTGCCCGAGGGTGACGTGAACGGCAAGCTTCTCGTCTGCATGGTCCAGACCCTTATGTCGCGCGGGGCGCCGCCCGCCGCGCTGGCGGTCACGGACGAGGCCCACAACTTTATTGCAAAAGAGTTCAACAAGGTCGCGCTTTCGTACCCCAAACGCCTCGGCCTGACGGCTACGCCTTGCCGCGGGGACGACGCCGGGCTCGGGAACGCTTTCGATGACCTAATCGTGGGCCCGGACATCGGCGAGCTTATCGCGAACGGGTTCCTGGTCCGCTGCGACGTGCTGCACCCCAGCCGCACCCTCAAGGCCGGCGAGATCGCCCAGGACCCCGTGGACGCCTACAAGCAACACGCAGGCGGGCGGAAGACCATCGTGTTTTGCAGCAACTTGAACGCCTGCCGGCAGTCGCTGGCGGACTTCAAACAGGCGGGCATCAAGGCCGGCTTCGTGTACGGCGACATGGACCCCGACGACCGCCGCGCTGAAATTGACGCGTTCTCGCGAGGCCAAATTCAAGTACTTCTCAACGTCGGAATTCTCCACGAAGGCTTCGACGTCCCGGACACGGAGTGCGCCATCATCGCCCGCCCCATCGGCACGCAGGGACTCTGGCTCCAGATCATAGGCCGGATTCTAAGGGCCGCCGCGGGCAAGAAGACCGCCCTCTTGATCGACCTATGGGGGAGCATCCACCTCCACGGCCCGCCGGAGGCGAAACGCGAGTACCGGCTCCACGGCCTGGGAATTCAGCAAGTGGACGGCCAGGCGCGGCTGTGCGCCGTCTGCGGCACCCCGCTCGGCAGCGCCCGCGTGTGCCTAGCGTGCGGGTTCAGCCCTGACGACCCCGTCGCGCCCAAGGTGGTGCGGACCAGCCTGGTGAAGTACGCGGCCAAGCGGCGGGAGTCGAACGAGGACCGCGCCGCCACGCTGCGGCGGTGGCTCCAGGAGGCAAAGGCGCTCAAGCAGAAGCCGGGTCGGGCCTTTTTCAAGTACAAGGCGGTCTACGGCGAGCCGCCCAGCCCGGAAGTCATGTTCCATTTGAGAAGTCCCAAATGAGCCGTCGTGCTAGACTAATGGGTGTCTGAAACCCAAATCATGCGCGACATCCGCTTTGCCGTGAACTCCACCGGCAAAGCGACTTTGTTCAGGAATAACGTAGGCTTCGACGAGTCGAAGAAAATCAAGTACGGGCTCGGCAAGGGCTCGGCCGACCTCGTCGGGTTCATTCACGCGACGGGGCAGTTTCTCGCCATCGAGGTCAAGACCCCCGTCGGCCGCCTCTCCAAGGAGCAGAAAGCGTTCATTTCTTTTGTGAACGCACGCGGGGGGCGGGCTTTCGTCGCGCGATCCGTGACCGCGGCGCTTTCAGCCCTTGGAATGAGTGAAGAAGCTTCTCCAGCGTAGCCATTTCGTACTCTGCCGTCGTGTCCTTCAGCGTGCCGTCACGGTAGAGCTTCATGCACTCTTCGTACGAGCAGCCGAGGACGAGCAGACACGCGAGGGAAAAGTGCTGGCCGGAGGACTTGAGTTTGGACATAGGTCAAAGCATAACACGCTAAGTATCTTCGGCAACCCCACTTGACCAGCCGGCTCCCTAGACTTACGCGCGCGCCCAGGAAAGACTTTCCCTCTAATACCATTCTTATAATCTATATAGATAGAGTATAGGAATAGGAAGGGAAAGGGAAGTTTTCGCGCACGCACGCGCGTAACAACGGGATTAGGCAGTGTCAAGACGTTGCGACCACACCGGAGGGCGGCTAGAATGAACGCCCCATGGAGACTCAATGACCAACGCTGCCCAAAAACAGCCCGTTTTGAACGTCCGAGATTATCTAACCCGAGGTTTTGCCGTGCTCCCGATTCACCGGGCGACGGCGGGTGTGTGTTCCTGCGGGAAGGCGGCGTGCTCGGCGCCGGGGAAGCACCCTCTCACAAAAAACGGAAGCCGTGATGCGTCTCTTTCTCGCATTGATCTGGTCCATTGGAGTCAAGAAAATCCTGGGTGCAATTGGGCCGTCGCGACCGGCCTCCCGCTTCCTGAGGGCGGTTACCTCGTCGTCCTCGACGTCGATCCTCGAAACAACGGCGACCACTCGCTGGCTGAGCTGGAAGAAAAACACGGAGAACTCCCTGCAACCCTGGTACAGGCAACTGGGGGCGGCGGGTGGCACTACCTGTTTCGAACCACTGAGCCAGTCGCGAATTCCATCCTTGCTCCCGGACTTGAAACAAAAGGAGTTGGAGGGTATGTGGTCGTGGAACCCTCCATCCACCCCTCCGGACGAACCTATTCGTGGGCCACGCCGCTCTCGCACGCGATTGCGGATCTACCGACGTGGGTCGTAACGCAGTCGCCCCGCAGCCGCCCCGAGTACCTGGAGAACGACCCACTGTCCACGTTTCTTGGACGGGTCGCCGAGCACATGGGCTGGCTTGGGGACTACCTGGGCAACGGCAAGCGGGCATGCAAGTGCCCGTGGCTGGAGGAGCACTCCCGGCCGCTCTGGCACACGCGAGACAGCGGGACGGTGATCCTGCCGCCGCGGACCGGCGACAACTTGGGCGGGTTCGCGTGCCTGCACGCTCACTGCCAGGGCAAGGGCGTGTCGGACTTCCTGGCGGCGGCGTCCGACTCGGCGAAAGACTACGCGCGGACGTTCTTCGCCGCGCCGGCAGCGCCCCCCGCTGCGTCAGGGGGTGGCAATGCGCCGCCGAGCGCCGGCCCGCAGCCTACGGGGGCGCGGCTCACGCCGGCGGACCTTGTGGGGGCGGTTACGAAAGACGGAGATTGGAAAATCTCCCCCGTGGAGGCGAATGCCGTTCATATTCTCTGCCGTGATCCCGACTGGGTCGGTGTGCTGCAATACGACGAGATGCGAGGGACGGCGGTGGCGGCACGCCAGCCGCCCTTTTCCACGCCTTGGGGGGCACAGTACCCTAGAGATTGGACGGATGCTGACGACCTCTCAACTCTCGGCTGGCTTCAGCAAGGCCCCTACGCCGCGCAGTGGTCGGACACGCGGGTCCGGAACGCCATCCACGTTGCCGCCCACAGGGTCCCCGTAAACGAGCTTTACGACTACCTAAACGGGCTCCAGTGGGACGGCACGCAGCGGGTCGATACGTGGCTCACGCAGTACATGGGCACTGTCGATACGCCGTACGTCCGCGCCGTCGGGCGCATGTGGTTGATATCGGCAGTCGCAAGAGCGCTTGACCCGGGCGCGAAAGCGGACTATGTATTGGTGATGGAGGGAAAGACGTCACTCGGTAAGAGCCAGGCGCTGGAGATTCTAGCGTCCACGAGGTTTTACATGAGTGACCTCGGCAACTTGGCGTCGGAGAAGGCCGCCGCGGAGCGCATCCGGTCGAAGTGGATCATCGAAGATGCCGAGATGACGGCGATGATGGGGGTAGACTCGCATGTGTCTAAGTCTTTTATCACGCGCCGAGAAGACAATTATCGCGAAAGTTACGCTCGTCGCGCCCAAAGTTTCAAACGTCGATGCGTTTTCGCGGCTACCGTCAATGAGTTTTCTTACCTCACGGATCCGACCGGGAACCGCAGGTATTGGCCGGTACGGGTCCTATCTGTCGACAAGGCCACCCTCGTCCGCGACCGGGACCAGCTCTGGGCCGAGGCTTGTGTACTATACCGCGCTGGTGACCCGTGGTGGCCCGTAGATCAACTCACGGTTGACCTTTGTGAGGGGGAACAGGAGAGGAGGCGTATTGTTGATCCATGGGAGCGTGCGCTTGACCTGTCTTCTGTCAAGCGTTTCAGTGGTTTCGGAGCTATCTACGCTAAACTTGGGATTGAGGCTTCAAAGCAGACGCACGAGACTGAGCGACGCTTGGCGAAGGTACTCCAACGTTTGGGGTACGACACTCTGGTCGAAAATGGTATGACGGTGTGGGTACGGAAACCGTAAACGAGATACACGGGGAGCGAATCATGGTAGAGGCGATCAACTGTGCGGACTGCAACTCGTCGGTCGAATGGCACGGGAAACTTCCGGAGGACCCGAATGACTGGATTTGCGCCGACTGCCACTCGGACCGCCAGGACGCGGAGATTGCCGACCTGCGAGCGAAGCTCGCGGCCGTTGCCGCTCGCGTCGAGCGTGTTTGCAGCATGGAGGCGAGTACCGCCAAAATGCGTGAAAACACGTCGTCTCGGCGCACGCAGCAGAGCGCTATCCACCGCGCCGAGGCGGACATGGCGCTCAAGCTGAAGACGAGCATCCTGCAAGCGCTCGAAGAGGGGCCGCTGGAGACGCTGTTTCGGAAGGTCGGTGGCGGACGATGAGCAACAACGAAATGCCCGAGTACATGCTCGTTTCCAAACACGGAAACGATTACTACGGAGCCCCAACACCAAACGCGAATAAGTTCCACAGTAACGACGTCCCTGTGGACACGTACGTACGCGTCGACGTCGCTGCGGCCGAGGCAGCGGAGCTAGACAAGGCGAAACGGCAAGCGGAGTATTGGAAAGGGAAGTGGATGAATGCAGTAGGTCACGGTAAGTTGACAAACTCCGACCCCCAGGGCGTCATCGAATACACACCACCGCCCGTGCCGACGCTGAGAGACCAGTTTGCGATGGCTGCGCTCCCTTCTATCATGCGAGCGGTGTGGGGTTTTGCACAAGATGATGCGAACGATAGATGCGCCAAACTCGCGTATGCCGTCGCCGACGCCATGTTCGCCGCGCGGGGGCAGAAGGGTGGCCCGTGAGGGGCGACAATACGAAAGGGAATCCATCGTTCAACCACACTCGCGAGGACTCCGAACTTACTCCTTGTGATTTGTGCGCGAAGCTCATGCGACCTCGGGCGCTTCGAGCGGCGCTACGCGAAGCCATCGAAGACATGAAGTATGCTGAGGCTGAAGCTGCAAAACTGCGCCGTCACTTGTCAGAAGTGCGTGACGTTGTGCTGTTAGAGAAGGCCAGGTTCAGCGCGAACTTTTCGTCCGGAACAGATACATTCGACCGTATTTTCGAAGTACTCGACAAGGACCCAAAATGATGTTCAACGTAGCCCAAGCCCTCGTAGCCGTACTCGTGGCGTTTTGCCTTCTCGTGGCGGTGTCTGACGACCGATGACGATCGCTTTTGACGTAGAGACCGTGCCATTTCGAGCCGGGCGGATGGCGCCGCAGCTCGTGGTCGTGTCGTGGTTCGACGGCACGACGCGCGGTCTCGTCAAGGTAGAGGACGCCGAACCCGTCGTAAGGAAGTGGCTCCTTGGTCCTGAATTCCTGGTTGCTCATAACGCCTCGTTCGACTCGACCGTCCTTTGCAACGCGTTTCCTGAGCATGTCCATCTCTGGTTTGATAAGTACCACAGGGGGGAGGTTGGCTGCACAATGCTGCTGGCGCAACTTCACGACATCGCCAACGGCTGTTTTCGGGGGAGCTTCGATGATTCGGGTACCTACCGGAAGCGGCTCTACAACCTGTCGGACTGCCACCAGAGGCTATTTGGAACGTCCCTAGAAAAAGACGTTTGGCGGATGCGCTACGAGGAGTTTCTGAATGTTCCACTTTCTCAATGGCCCCAAGGTGCTAAGGCATACTCGGAATTGGACGCACTCGCTGCGTTCCGGGTGGGCGCCGCCCTCGGGCCGGTCAACGATTGGGCCAGGCAATCACGGTACGATTTCTGCCTCAAGCTGTGCTCTATATGGGGTCTTCGCACGGATATTCGGGCCGTTGAAAGCCTACGAGACCATCTTCTCCGGGAGCGAGCTGGGCTGGAGCAGCTATTACGCGAGCTGCGGCTGGTCAGGTCAAGCGGTCAAAAAAACACAAAAGCCATCCGTGCCCGCGTTCGCTCCGGCGGCGGTTCGAAACTCACAAAAACGGGACTTCTTGCGATCGACGCCGAAGCCTGCGAAGGTCTGGACGACGCGGCGCTGAAGATTTACAGCAAGTGGAGCGTGCTCGGCACGACGCTGGCCAAAGACGTGCCCATGCTCCGTCTCGGCGAGACGTACCCGATCCACACGTCGTTCGGCCTCGCGGACAGCGGACGCACGACGAGTGCGAAGCCAAACTGCTTCAGCGGAGACACGGAGGTTCTTACGAGAAGAGGTTGGGTAGACCTTCGAACTTACGTCGAAAGCGGTAACACCGAAGAGGTAGCACAATTCCACACGGAGTCTCAAACGATATCGTTTACCGCCCCTATTGGCCGCGTCGTTGCTCGCGATGAGGTGTTGCACATAAAGAGTGACATATTCGTCAATTTGAAAGTAACAAAGAATCACAGGTGCTTGCTTCAAAATCGAAAAACGTCAAAGTGGCGAGTTTTCGAAGGGGCAAACTACCCGTCCGACCACAAGCAGCACGGCGCTGGCACGTTCGTTGGCGGCACGACTCACTTGTCCGACGACGAGGTTGTAGTTCTGGCTGCTGTCCAGGCAGACGGGTCCTACCTCTGGCACGGGAGGAGCGCTGCGATACGTTTCGCGTTTTCCAAACAGCGAAAAGTAGAGCGACTCAAGTCAGCTCTCGAAAATCTCGGCGTAAAGTTCCGACTATCAAAGGCCGACGCTCGTGGTAAACAGTATTTCTACATCCCTGAGTGCGATCTTGTTCGTTACGTACAAGCGCTCATGCCTCAGAAGAACTTTGGGTGGTGGGTGCTCGATCTTGACAGAGCAACGCTTGATAAATTTGTCAACGAAATCTGGTTCTGGGACGGTTGCAGCACTAGAAACTCTCACTATTCTAGCAACGCGATCGAAAACGCCGAGATCGTACAAGCTGCCTGCGCATTGTCTGGAATCTCTTGCAAAATCCGCAAATACCACTCACACCTGGGCGCAAACACGAACTATCAAGTTGACAGAAAGCACAAGAGTTACAGCCTCACGACTAATACGCGAACGGAAAGCCTAGGCGAGCAGGACGTGTTTTGCGTTAGCGTCCCTTCGTCTTACTTGCTCGTCCGCACAGAAGGCGTGATCAGTGTAACCGGGAACTGTCAAAATTTCGGTAGAAGCGGAGGCGTACGTGGTTGTTTTATACCTCGCCAGGGGTTTCTGTTCGCTGCGGTCGATTTCCCGGGACTGGAGTTGCGCACCGTATCACAGGTCTTACTTGAAAAAGTCGGATGGTCCAAGCTCGCAAGCCGTATCAACAGTGGGGAAGACCCCCACATCGCGGTCGCGGCTATCATGGCGGGAGTCAGCTACGAGGACGCGTTCCGATTATATAACGAGGCTGACTCTAGGATAAGCGAGCTTCGACAATTCGGCAAAGCGGCTAACTTTGGCTTCCCAGGCGGCATGTCGGCGAAGACGCTCCAGGCGTCGTCCAATGCGAACCCGGACTTGCGCAAGAAGGGCATCACGATGACCCTCCTCCAGGCGGAAGAACTACGCGAGGCGTGGTTGGCGGCGAACCCGGAGTTCCATGAATATTTTCGATTTATCCGGTCTCTTATGCGCGCGGACGGGCTTTATGACGTACAGCATTTGTACTCCGGCCGCTGGCGCCGTGGGTGCAAGTACACGGAGGCGGCTAACACGTTGTTTCAGGGTCTCGGTGCCGACGTCGCCAAGCACGCGCTTTGGCTCGTCCAGCGCGCCTGCTACGCGAAGCCTGAGAGCCCGCTCTACAACTGCCGCACGGTGCTGTTCGTCCACGACGAAGTCGTCTGCGAGGTCCCCGAGAGCGACCCCATACCGCCCGCCAACGAGCTGAGCCGGCTCATGACCGTCGGTGCGAACAAGCTGCTGACGAAGGTGCCGCTGGAGACGACCCCAGTGCTCATGCGTCAGTACGGTAAGTATGCCAAGCCGAAATTCAACGAACAAGGAGTCATGATTCCGTGGTAAAAGCAATTGCGATCAGGGCGGACGGAACGACGTTTCCGCTCCCTGACGGCACAGTCGGAAAAACAGTTGTGATCCCGGACATGCGAGGCTTGAAGCCGGCAACGGCAACAGCCGCGTCGTTCGCGTTGGGCCGCAGAGAAGATGGGCCGATGGTCCCTTACGTGGAGTTCGACGCCTGCGGCGTCGCGGTGGGACCTAAAGGACAGAAAACCATCATTTACGCTGAAACGGAGCGCCGCCGCGTAGTGGACCACGGAGCCGTGAACCGCTCCGTTCGTGAGAACACTTTCAAAATTCTTCAGCGAGGGCTTGATCGTGACGACTGAAGCCTCAATCATCCTCGACTCAATCTCCCCGTCCGGCGCGCGGCTGACGACGTTCCGTCTGCGCTACCCGCGGATCATCCACAGCGAGTTCATGACGCACCGCGTGTTCAGCCGGAACGCGTCGTCGTCGCGCGCGATCCCCATTTCCAAGCTTATCGACCAGGTTCGCACCGACCCGTTCGTGCCGGAATCGTGGCCCAGCAACCGCCCCGGGATGCAGGGCGGCGAGCCCATCGCGCACCCCAAGGCCGCCCGCGCGCTCTGGCTCCAGGCCGCCCGCCACGCGGCGAATTCCGCCGAAGCGCTGGCGGACTTCGGGGTCCACAAACAACTCGCGAACCGGCTCCTGGAGCCGTTCCTGCACATCGACGTCCTGGTCTCGTCGACGGATTACACGAATTTTTTCAAACTCCGGTGCGACGCGGCTGCACAGCCGGAGATTCAAAAACTCGCTCTTGCCATGCGCCACGAGCTGGAGCGGTCCATCCCCATCGCGCGGCCCGTTCACAGTCCGTTCCACCCGGACCCGCTCGTAGCGACCGGGAAGTGCGCCCGTGTGTCGTACTCCAAGCACGACGGGGCCGTCGACGAGTACGCGGACCGTGCGCTTGCGATGAAGCTGCTATCTTCGCGTCATATGTCCCCGTTCGAGCACGTCGCCCGCGCCGGCGACGGAACGAAGAACTTCCGCGGCTGGATCCAGCTACGCGAAGAGGTCGAGCTGAGCCGAGGGCGCCTCGACGAGAAGAATCTTCTCCCCTTTTTCGCCACCTAGATCGCGGTCGATCGGCACGTACTCCGCCGGGGGCAGCTCCAGCTCTAGCTGGGTAGCCGCCCCCGGCGGGTCCGGTAGGTGCTGTTCAGGGGGATTGATTCCCGCGAAGCTTGGCTTCTTCTGCAATGTCGGCCGCCTTCCGAGCGAGATCGTACTGGTCCACCTCGCGGCGAACCAATGCAGATCCTAGCGCGGAAATCAGCACTCGCAAGATCGTGAGCAACGTTTCGTCCATGTTACTGCCCGTACTTCGCGTCCACTTGTTTGCGGCAAGTGTCGATTTCTGCGCGGGTATTGTACTCCGCCACGCACTCCTGAAGCTCGGCCGTGTAGGCAGCGGCTTTCGGGTCCGGGACGGGCGCCTTGAACGCCGCGCAGTTACTTGTCAAGAGTAAGAAAGCTAGGCAGAAGCGCATTCAGCACCGACCCGACAAGGCCGCCAACAGCGGCGACGTCGTTATGCCCGAGGTACATGGCCCCGAGGACGAACGACAAAACCGAAACCAACGCCGCGACCTGCGGCCACGAATTTACTTTCAAGACTCTCCTCCTAGCGTGTGACGTGCGAGAAACACCCTAAGGTCGGCGATGACCGACCGAAGCTCGTGGACTTCCGTGCGCAGGGCTTCAATCTCCCGCGTGAGGCTGTCCTTGTGAACCCCCGCTGCCGCTGCGCCGGTCTCCAACCCTCTGACGCGCGAGTCTAGGTCGGAGAGCTTTGCCGCAGACCCGTCAAAATGCCGGGCGGCAAGCCAGCCAGCCGCCCCAACCAAGGCGGTCAGGAAAAGCGGGCCGATGTCTGTCACGTCGAGGGGCTTTCTGCGGGGGATTTCGCAGCCGCAAGCTCGGCCTCGAAGGCCTTCATGTCGCGTTCGTAGTTCGCCTCATCCAGCGCTACAAGCTGCTTTTGCGCGTGGATGAGGCTGCGCCACGTCTGGAGGCGAGCGAGACGCTCTTTCTGAAGGTCGGTCATTTCGGGCGACGATTCCATGATTGCGTGTCCCTCTTTCAGACGTCCGCCGTTACGCGGACGATGTTGGTGCCGTCGGCGTATACGATTGCGCGCTTGCCGTTGGCAATCACGATTCCCGTCCCGGACGCGCCAATAACCTGAATCGACTGGGCGCCGGACGTGCCGTTGTACACGATCCATTTCCACCCGGCCGTGAGCGGCACCACGAGGTTCCGCTGCAAGGTAAGAGCGCCGCCCGTAAATTCCATTATGTTGGCCTGGTAGTCGCCCGCCACGGCCGTGTAGTTCGCGTCGCTCGGCCACGTCCGCACGGCACGCAGGCCGTTCATGGCTTGCTGGTAGCCCGTGGAGGCCCTCTGGAGGAGGATGCCTCCCGAGGCGTAGAGCGTCGCGCCGCTTACGGGGCTCGCCGTGGGTGCCGTCGCTGCATTGCCGACGTACGTCACGAGGTCGCCGGCGTTCGCCGGCAGCTCCGTGGCCGTGATGGCGGCACCCCTGTTGAGAACCGTGGCTCGCTGCCCCACGGCAAGCTCCGCCACCTCGGCCATGACGACGCCAGCCGTCGAAAGCTCAAGGCGAACAGGGCCGCGTAGGCCCGTTGTGCCGTCTGTCTTCGCCGCGCCGCCCTGGAGTCGCAGGGCGCCACCGTTGACGTTCGTCGCCGCGGTGACGAAGGCGGACTGCGCCGTGATCGAAAGCGTGGTCGTCGCTACGTCCGATGACCGGGCCGCCTGAATGATCGATGGCGTCGCCTTTGCCTGCTCGATTTGCAGCTGCGTGGATCCGAAGGTCCATGTGCTGCCCCCGGCGGGAGACAACACAACGCTGGTCGACGCGTAAACGTATGTTCCCCCGGAGCCCGAGGATGTGCCAATCAGCAGGTTGTTTCCCGTGTCGGACGAGACGATGGAGAGGTCGCCGGTCCCGAGCTGATTTCGGAACGCCAACGCCGTCACGTTGTTTGGTACGCGCAGGTAGCCCGACTGAGCCGGGGACGTTCCGATGGCGATATTGTTTGTGCCCGGGACGACGCTCGCCACGGCCGATAGCGCGGTGCCAGAAGAGACGACGACGCCTGTGCCTACTGTGCCTGCAATGACGGATGTGCTGATATCTGAGAAAGCCCAACCTCTGCGAATCATGGCGTCCTCACTTGGGGGGTTGGCTCGAAGCGTGGACGCGGAGGGTTCCCGTGCTGGACGACGTCACGGCAGACAGGTAGAGGTCCTCCGTGACGTCAATGCGGACGTCGGCGAACCCGCCCGGCGGCAGGCGCTGGGCGAAGGCGTTACTGAGGGCGATCGTGCTGCCGGCAGAGATTACCGTCGCGGAGTTCATGTCTGCGGTGGACACGTTCTGGAATCGGACGTACATATCGACAGTGCCATCGTTATGCAGCGTGAGATAGAGCCCCGTCCCAACGCCGAACTCGTCCCAGGACTTGCCGCCCCACGCGATTCCGCGAAGGTCATAAACCCGGACCGTGTTGTCGACGGTCAGAGCGAAGCCGTTGCCCCGGCGCGGCGGGACGGGGTTGAACGCCTGTGATTGCCATTCGTAAGCCATGGGGCCCTCTTATTATAGCTCAAAGTCAGCGTTTGCGCGAGTACGACCCGCCGGCTTCCAGGTTTTGAGTCATGCTCATTTGCGTAGGAGCGGAATTCTTGATAGGTTTCGCGCCCTTGGGTGAGTCTGCCGCCGCGTCCGTTTGCTGTTCCGCGTGCCATTGCTGCTGGATTGTCGCCGTCCGGCGCGGGTCAACGTACGGGTCAGCCGCCAGACCGGTGGATTTCCCCACCTGGCGACGGGTGCCGAACTTCTGCGGCTCTTTGGCCGTTGCGGTATATTCCAGCACCTTCTCCGTATGGGCAGCCTTCAATTCAGGGTAGATCGCCTCGACCGCCTTGGACCCGTGCGGGGTCGGGTTGGCCAGCTCGGCTACGGGGTCCGCTAGGGCCTTGACCACTTGGTTGACCTTGGCGATCTGCGACTGCGACGGCGGCCGGTTGGAGCTGAATTTGGGCTGGAGCGGGTTGCCCTGGGGCGAGTTGGTCGCCATGGTCTTGGCGAGGTATTCCACGGCCATTTGGGACTTGATCTGGGAGTCCATCACAACCTTCGGGTATTGTGCCACTGCCCATTGCAGCGCCTTCCCAACGGTCCGGCCGGCCCAGCCAGGGTCCGAGGCGGCTTGCGTTGCCCCTTGTTTGATTTTATTGTAATTCGCGGAATTGATGACTGGAGGCGTCCCTACGTAAGGGGATTTACCCTGGGCCATACGCCGAGCCGACGCGGACAGGTTTTTATCCAAATCCGAGTAGGAATGATCCATCCGGCGCAGCAGGTCGATGGCGCCCTTGCCCGTGCCGATGTGGCCGCCGAGGGTGGCCGCCCCGTACGCAGCAGCGCCTCCCAGCGGAGAGTGGCTCGCCAGACCGCCGATGCCGAACGCCAGGGACCGCAAGATGCCACCGGAGAGCATCCCCTTGCTCTGCTGGACCCGTTGGAGGGTGTGAGCGAGCTGTGCCGCCCCTTCGGACAGCCGAAGGTTGTGCCCCAAAATCAGAAGAGAATCATTCAGGACGTCCTGCGTAGGGTGCAAATTGCGAAGGTCAAAGTGCTCGACCGTACGCTTGGCCGCCTCGTGTCCCTTGCGGAAATACTGCAAGACCCAAGGCATGACGGTCTGGACCTCAGACGCGCTCGGGTCGCGGAACAGCTTGAAAAACTTGTCCGTAGGGATAGGCTTTTGGTAGAACGAGTTCTTAGGGTCTACGCTCATCTTGAGGTAGCCCTCCTCAAAAAGCCTTCTCCCTGCAACAATTTGCTCGTGGTGTGGGGTATTGATGGCGTCGAACTTCTGCGCCCAGGGGCCGAAATACTCCTCCGTACGCTGGATGTTGCGGAGCTTGTCGTACAGGCCGTTCACGCGCTCGGCGACGATCTTGGCGACGTCAGCGCCTACGACACTGCCTTTTCCTGCCGACGCTGCCACCAACCGGTTCATTTCCCGGCCGGCCTTCTTTCGCATTTCGTCGACGGTCCATGCCATGCCACCTACGTCGCCCGTTCGCTCGAACTTCTCTCCGCGCTTGAGCGTGTACTCAAGGTCTCGCGTAAGCTCCTTAGCCCACTTCTTGCCTTCAGGTTCCGCGATGCCTCGGACTTCGTCGATGACGTCCTGAAAAATGCTTTTGGCAGCGCTGTGCGCCGCATAGACTCCCTGTGCAGGCATTTCGTGCGCCTTTTTCTGCATGTTCCGCAGGCGGGCGTCTGAATGGCTTTCGTCGAGAATTTCGCGAGAGGCGTCGATGGCGTCCTCGGCCGCCTTTCGGCCGTTCATCTCGGCCTTACCGAGAATGCTTTCCCGTTGGTCCGCCAGAAAGCGTGCTTCAATTCCGGAAGGCTGTGTGTGCAAAAGCGGTGCAATTTGTTCGGCCGTCTGGCCTGTCAAAGGTGCCGTGCGCTCCGCCATCCCCTGCGCGGACCCGATCGGGATGTTGATCGATCGCTCTTTGCTCCCGACCACGCCCTCGTACGCGGGCTCCATGCCCCGGCGGAGGTAGGCTGCTTCCTCCTCCGTGCCGAGCGCGAACGGGGTATCAGGCGCATCAGGTATCGCCGGTCCCCGGTTCAGGTCGTGGGAGATCGGTACCGGGGCGCCCTGCCGTGCGGCAGCGTTCGGGTCCACGGCGGCCTTTTCGGCAGCCTTGGCCTCCGCCTTGATGCCCTTGCCGAGCGCACCAAAAGCGTAGTGCGCCGGCACGCCGATGGCAGAGAACAGGAGCCCGCCCATGAGCGCGCTGCTGACGACGTGCTCGACGAACAGGGCGGGGTTTTCGAGTTTGTCTTCGTTCGCTGCGTCCATCGCGGAGAACGCGGCGCCTTCGGCGAAATTCGACCCCGCCGTGGACGCAAGCTCCCCCATCCCCGCGCCGGTGAGAAGCCCCCCTGCCTTGCCTCCAAGTTTGCCGGCGATGACAGTCTTTGGGCTGTAGACGTTGGCGGCAAGATTTCCAATTTTGCCGGCGTTCGACTGGTTGAACGCCTCGATGTAGTCGCTGGCGTCGCTTTCGTTGTATCCCTCCGCCTCCAGGATCTTCTGGAGCGCCAGCTTCGCGCCCGGGAACGAGTTGGAGAAGTAACCGGCGGCGCCAGACGTGATGTTGCCGCCTACGGACTCTGACCACTCCTTGGTCAATTTTGCGATTTTGTCTTTGTGGTCGGCCTCCTCGTCCGTTGCCAGTCGGCCGCCCTGTGAAGCGGCAGCCATCGCGACGTCACGGGACACGCGGCCGTACGACCCGTCCCTGAAAAAGACGGGGTACTTGTCTTCTTGGTCCGGCGTGACGTCGTCGAAGGTGTACGGCTGCGATGCGTCGATCGTGACTTCAGGGATCGACGCAGGCTGTCCGGACGGCTCCGCAGGAGCCGCCTCGGAGTACGCCAGGAGCGGGTTTACGAGGGGGACACTCACTTTTTGGTGTTACCAATGAGTCGGTGCCAGTCCGCCTGAAGGTCTTTCGGCAACTGCGAGACCATCTCAGGAACGATTTGCGACAACAGCATCTGCTTCACCGTCGCCTTTGCGGCAGCGGCTTCTTCGTCTGATTGGAAGCTGGACCCGACAATAGCCAAAGTCTTCTTCGCGCTGTCGTTTTCGGAGTTCATTCCGGGCTTCTGGAAAGACGTCTCGATAGCTGCCTTTGCAGCCGCGGCTTTCGTGTTGAAAACTGTAGACGCGAGCCTGTTCCCGATTTCGCTGACGTACTTGCCACCGGGGAGCAAATGCTGCTCGGCATTCATCGGGAGCCACCCCTCTTTGACGGCTTTCTGATAATCGTCCACGTACTTCAAAATGTTGGGGATAGTCTGGGCGAGCGTCGCCTGGTGCGTATACGCCTCGCTCTCCAGCTTATGCTCCTCTTGCTTGTTAGGGTCCTGGAACTTCAGGTCGATCTTCGGGTGCTTGTCGTTGATCGGGATGATCCCCGACATCTGGCCCATGCCTTCCGCGATTTGTGCAACAGAAAGCCCCGCCGTGTTCTCCTTCGAGTTCGCAAGTTTGGCGGCCTCCAACGTGAGCGTGTCGATACGCCCCTGTTGGTAGCGCGCGTTGGCCATGGCCGCTGACGCAGCCGCGGCGTCGGCCTTTTTCTGGTCCTCGAACTGACGCTTTTGGATTGCAGTAAGCGTCTGCTCCATCACTTTCTGGTTGATGGGCAGCCCGCGCTGGGCTGCGTCGGCCTTGATGCGCTGCTGCGCGTACTCCCACATATGAGCCCGCCGGTCGGCCTGGTACACGCGAAGCTCTTGCGCCTGCCGCATGTTGTCTTCCAAGTCCATCCCGTACTGCTGGGCGAGCTTCATCTTCTGGTCAATCGCGTACTTCTGCGCGTCAATGTCGCGCTCGATCGCCTTGTCCAGCATCTGGAGCGCGGGAGACACGCCGCCCCCGTAAGGGGACGTCAGCGCGCTGCCGATGAGAGCGAGCGACGTGCCGAACATGCCAAGCGCCGACTGCGACTTGAAATAACGGTCAGGGTCGACAGAAGAATTCTGGTACGCCGCCATCATGGCGTCGCGTCGCTCTTGAATCTTCTTGCGCTCGCCTTGGAGGGCCTGATACTGCTCCTCGTGACGCGCGTCCATCTCGCCAAGAGACGTGACGGCGTCCTGCTCCATCCCCGCCTTAGCACGGGCGGCGTCCTGCTCCAGGACACCTTTCTTCTGCTCCAGCTCCAGCTCACGGGCGTTCAGATACGCCTGTTTCTTGCCAGGCGCGACCTTGCTAAGATCGGTGATGGGGCTGGGAGCTGCGGCTGCCGCCACGGCGTCGGCGTCGGCACCGGGCGGGGGCGTCGTCGTGACGTTATCGCCTTGGACGGTCGTCAACGGGGCCTGAATCGGCGGCGCAACGCCAGGGGGCGGAACCGTGGTGATGTTGTCGCCCTCAACCACCGTTGCGGGGGCCTGGATCGCAGGCGGCTCCGGTGGCGCCTCCGACGGAAGGCCGCCCGTCAGGGCCATGTGCCGTGCCGTAGCGTAGTCCACCATCTCGGGCGAGCTGCGGCCGTCCGCTCCCTGGGCCCACGCACGAACACGCGCAAGGGCATCCGGAGTGGGGGCCGCGTCGGATACGGGCGCAGTGATGCGGGGGTCGATCATTTGTACATCGCCAACAGGGACTTGAAAGCGTGGTCGTCCGCGGGCTGCGGGATCGACGCGGCCATCTTGCGGGCCTGGTCAAGGTCTGCCTTCTCCCGCGCCGCCTGCGCCATGGCGGCCGACCGCGCGTCGTACTGCGCCGTCTGCGCGTCAGCCCAACGAGCGGCTTCGGCCGCAGCGCGGGGGTCGACGGGGGGGCCGTCCGGGACGACCTTGCCGTCCTTCGCGGCGATCTCGGTTTCGGCAGCTTCCTGCGGAAGGTGCTTTTTCACCATGTGCTTCGCGACAGACAAGTCTCGTCCGTCAGGGTCCATGGTCGTGTCCTGCAAGTACTTCACGCCCGTGTGCTCGGACGGCACGTACACAGGGCCGGTTCCTGGCAAGGCATCGTTGGGGATAGTCCGAGCCATATGCCGCGCCGTAGCGAAATCGCGGAAGTCAGGCGACGCCTTCGTGTCAAGCTCCTGCTTGTCGCGAGCAAACGTCTTCGGCTCGTACGCCGCCCGGTACGGGTCCGGCGCCCCGTCGTCTTTCGGGAGAGTGCGCGCCATCGCCCGTGCGGTTTCCAAGTCGCCTCGGCTCGCCCAGGCACGAGCCCGCGCCAGCGCTTCCGGAGACGGGCGCGCGTCGGACGCGGGGGCAAGGAGGCGCGGGGCAGCCGCCCTCGCCGGGGCGGGGACGGAGATCACCATCTCCGGCAGGGTCACCTCCTGCGGCGCAGGCGCAGGCGGGTGGAGTAGAAACAACGGACGGCTGGGGGATTTCTTCTTTTCCATTGTTGTCTCAGATCACTGAATCGGGATCTTTTGAATGTCGCGCCTAATTTGATCCGTGCCGTTTGGGTCTTTGAATTTATCGTAAACACGATTTGCGAAATCGAAAGCCCCCCCGGCGGCCTGGACCCCGCCGCCGATCGCCTTGATATCGTTCACCGTGCCTTCGCTGTGCTGCTGCGCGGCAGACGTATTTGCATTCTGCCGACCCGTGCCCGCGTTGTAGGCGTTCACGACGCCCGTTTGGCCACCCGTGAGCAACCCGCCGGCGGTGTTCACTCCCTGAAAGTACCCATTGTACTTCCCGAGGTTGTAATCCGAGTCGATTTTTGCCGTGTCCGTCAGCAGCCCGCGGCGATCCGTGTTGCCCCCCTGAATGTAGCTCGTGAGGCTGTTGCCGTACGCCGTGTTTGCCTGCGTGTCTGTGCCGTAGATGTTCGTCAGGTTGTTGTACGCACCAGCTTGCATCTGGGCCATGAGTCCCGCCGCCGCGTTGCCGGCCTGCTGGTTGTTCTGCCCGGCTTGCATCATCGCCGTGCGATTCGCTAGCGCGGACGCACCCGCGCCACCTCGCGCGCTGTTGGCCACGCTCATGGCCTGGGCGTTCGAAGCGTCGAGGCCGGCCGTGAGCTGCGCCCGCGCCGCGTCGGCCGCGGGACCTTTACCCTCGGCGAGGAGCTTCAGCGACGCGCGCAGCGGGTCCGCCTCGCGCTTCGCGACGTCGGCGTCATGCTGTGCTCGGATCAGCCCCAGGCCCTCGCCGTACTTCTTCTCCCACCCGTCAACGTCGGGGAGCGTCGCGTGGCTGTTGAGCAGATCTTTGGCGTTCTTGACAACGTCCCCTGACATCTGGGTCAAGGTAGCGTTGGTCTTGGCGGCTACGCCAGAAGGCGAGCCGCTGGCGGTCTTGGCGTCCTCCTCGCGGTTGCCTTGCTGCCAGAAGGGCGTTGCCGCCAGCTTCTGCTTCATCTGGTCGATGACTTGCTGACGGCCCTCTGCTTTGGAGTGATCCGTTTTGTCAAGACTGTTGTTAGAGGACTGGAAAGCGTCGAGCTGTTTCCGCAGGTAGTCGTAAGCATCCCGCTTTGACATTTTGTAAATGTCAGCGGGCTGGAGATTGGAACCGGAATATGCCAGAATGTACGAGACTGCGTCGTGTAGATCCGGACTAACGTCCTCCTTGTACCACCCCTCATCCAGCGGCGTCTTGCTGCCGTCGGCGGGAGGAGTCGAGTACAGGTAGCTCGGGGCTGCCGCCTGCTGCGGAGGCGCCTGCGGAGCGGGTGCGGGGGTCGTGATCAGCCCTCCGCCCCCGTCTACGGTTCGGAGTGCCATGTCAGCCCCCTCGCCAGTTCAGTTGGTTCTGGTCCAAAGGCGCGCTACCGAACGCCGGCGTGGCCAGCGGCTGCGGCCGAGGCTCCGGCACGGACGACCCCGCGTCGACCTTTGCGGCGGGCTGCACCGGAGGCGCGACGAGCGACGGTGGCGCCTGCACGGGCGCAGGCGGGGCGCCAGGTCGCGGCGCAGGGCCGCCCGACGCCATGTCGGCGACGGCGCCGACCGTCCCGATCATGCTGCCCGCCGCGCCCAGGGCCCCGGCCGCTTCCGTGGCCGTGGTGGCCGCCGCGGCGGCGCCCAGCGTGCCTGCCCCGAAGGCGGACGCGATGCCCGCAGTAAGTGCGCCGATCACAGGAGGCATCAGACTTCCCTCGCGAAGAATTGGCCGTTACGGCCAAAAGACGGACCTACAACACGGTTGAGTATAGCACAAACGCCCTTGTTTTGCGAATAAAACAGCAACAGTTTCCCCTTGTTCACCTTGACAGCGTGTTCCGCGAGCTGCGTAACAGCCCGGTGGACGGAACGCGGGTCGCTTTCGGGATTCGAGATTAGCGAATCCACATAAGTTACGCTACTTTGCGTGTGGTAGAAGAAGACGCACGCCGTGTACGGTACCCACACCCCCGTGGGCGGCACGCGGTCACGGTGGAGCGGCCCCGTCCCGCGCTTTTGCAGCCAGGACGCAATTTCGGTCAGCGCTAGGGCGTCGACAGCTTCGACGGTCAAAGCTGTTCCTCTTCCTCGTTGGGCAGAACCTCGTAATCCTCCGGCGAGGGCGTGCGAAACTCAGAAACCGTGTAGGCTCGCCCTGACGGAATCTTTCGGGCTTCTTCCAGCCTGTTCTTGTAGTAATTTCTCTGGAAATCCTGATAGTTCCTATTGCTCTCCGCCTCCCCTTGAGTCATTGGGATCGGGAACGGAGGTTTCGTGTCGTCTTGCGGCTCTATTCTCATGACATGAGCGAGCTGGGCTGTTACGTAGTTCTTTTTCGCCGCTTCGATGGACTCCCTGGTCGGGATGATCTGGAAATCTGTGTTTGGCGTCATGTCAACGTCCGTGTGCGCACTTCTGTCCAGCTCGTTCGCGTCGAGAGTGCGCGCAAGAAGCAGCCCCGCCTTGCTGGCCGTCGGCACGTAAGGCTTAGGCTGCGGAACCCCCGCCGCGCGCTCTTTCACTGCGGCAGAAAACCTCCCCATTCCTTCGGGCGGGGGCTCATAGTGCTTGGTTTCATCCGCGATGACTGTCCCGTGAATCTGGTCAACCAGTCTGTCGTCTACCCATCTCGGAGCGTCGGGCCGTGCGTACTGACTCTCCTCTGAGAACGTGGCGTGATAGGGCGTTTTCCAGATATCAGGGGAATGGATTTTGTTATCGCTTGGGTTCACCTCAGTGACTGCCCGCGGGTCTCCGTGTTGGCCTGCTCGCCAAAAACCGCGGGTGTCATAGTCTTTCTCGTATGCGGGAATATCGTGAGCTTTTGCCCAAGCCAGGTACTGCTTCTCTTCTTCCGGAGTCAGCTTAGTCTCGTAAGGCTGACCGTTCCAGTATTGAGACGGCGTTTCGCGCAGTTCCCCTGGTTGGACATATTCTACTTTTGGCACAACGTATGCCGGCCTGGGTTCCCCCAAAGAAGGAAGCGGCTTTCCAGCGAACATCGGCAATTTAGGGTCCGCCATGTTACTTCCTGTTCCCCGAAGGCCGCTTGGTCGGCCGCGGCGTGGGGACGAATTCCACGCCAAAGCTCTGGATCGCGTAGCCCTGGCCGCTGTTGGTAGGGCTTGCGACGTTGTCGTAAAAGTACGCCGCGACGGCAGAGATTTTTTGCGTAGACGGGAACACTTGAAGCACGCGCTGCGTAGCGCCGCCCGAGAGTGCGGCCATCTCCGCGCTGGTCCAGGTGCGGGAGTCCGTCGCGGTCGTGTTGTAGTCCGTCAGCGAAGACACGAACGTTCCGCACTCGTCCGAACTGAGACGCTCCAGCTTGACGGTGATGGACTTCACCCGGTGCCACCCCTCGTCAGCCGCCCCTTCGGGGGTCACGAACGACGTCATGAAGACCATTTGAACGAACGTCGCACCGCCGTCCAGGTACGACGACCGATCATACTTGTAAATATTTAGCGCCGTGTCCGCGAAGTACAGGTCGCCGTTCCACACGCAGCCCGTAACGGGGGTGATGCTGGACCCTGCCGCGTTAGCGAAGTTGAATTTGCTCCACGCCATGTTCAGGTAGTCGAACACCAGCACCGTGCCGTTGTTGCAGAAGAACCACGCTTGCGAGTCTTTAGGGTACACCACCGCTCCTGTGATGGTGACCGACGACGAGAGCGTATCCTCGACTTGGCGGCCGACGTAGGTCAGCTCCAGCTTCGGGCCCAGCACATACATCCCGCGCGGGCCGCGGAAGACGAGCCCGACGGGCGTGTACACAACGGAGTTCCTGTCCACGCAGCCGACCTCGTCGGAGATCAATGTCGGGAGGGAATAGGCGCCGTCCACGCCCTCGTCGTTCGGCCCCTGACCCGTAATAGAGTAAAGTGCGCTGTCTTTGAGGACGATCAAATGTTGATCCAACCCCTGGAGCGCCACAACCCTCCCGCCTTGAAAGGGCTGGACCGTCAAGCCCTCATTGAACCCTGGGCGCTCGGTGGCGACGTACTCTTTGGAGAACCAAATCGTGTCGTCGGGCGTCCCGCCGACCCACATGCGTCCTTGCCATGCAGCGATAGCTGTGCCACCCGTAGGACACACGTTGTCTAGCACCCCCCCTGTCGTGTACAACTGCCGGTAGGAGGCGTTAGGCTCGTCCGAAATGGCAAACGTGTACGTGCCCGTACTGGGAGTTACCTCAACTGTGCGCTTTAGGAACAACCGATCGTCGTTCTTCGGCGTCATGTACAGCTCAAGCAGCGCCGGTCGGTTGTTCCACACGGAATCTGAAATCTGAGGGGACGAGACTTTTACAGAAGCGTTCGTGTTGGCGCTCCCAACCGCCGTGGCGACCGAAAAGGGCGCGCTGCGGACAGTGTTTCCGCGCTTGTCGGTGTAGGCCCAGCAGGCCGCGAACGTGTATGCCGCCCCGGCAGTGAGGCTGCCACCACTCGCGGACCACGTCACCGTCATACCTGGAAAATCGTATGGCACAGCTTCGTTGATTTGCGTGCCGTCAAACGTCCGGCAGCCGCCGTTTGGGGTGTACGCTAGCCCGCCGAGGGAGTCGTTCACCGATGGCAGCGTCGACGAAAGGTCCCATTTGTATGAAACCAAACTCGTGTAGTTGCCGGTGTCGAGGGAATACGCGGCGGCGCCCACGAGAGTTGAAGCGCTGGGCTGCGCGAGCTTGCCTGCGGGCGGGAGCGTCGCCGCTCCTACCACTACGGGGTTACCGGACGCGGCGCGCGTGCGGCACACGCTAGCTACCTGTGGCTTTACCCACGAAGCCGTAACGGTCCCAGGTCCGCTGGGGTCATTCCACCACCAAACGAGGGAAATGTTGCCAGTAGTCGTAGTCGTAGAAGGGAATGCAGATGTCAAGACTAGCTGCACGACATACGTATTGTTACCGTAAGTGATAAGCTCAGGCCGAGACAGAATGTCTGCATTGTAAACAGTTTGAAGGTTACTTGTCCCGCTCGGGAACGCCCCCGTCGTGTTGTAGATGCCAAATGACGAGTACTGGTTCGTGCCGGACCGGATGGTCCAGGAAATAAACGCGGTCGTGTTGTTGGTAGCGTTCACCGCGAGCTGCGACGCCGTTGTGGTTGCATCAAGAACAGCTTTGGAGCTGGAAGAAGAGATGGTGCCAGCCGATACCGTGGCGACAATCAAGTTCACAGAAGAGGAACTCGTCCCCGTCTGAACAACCCAAATATAGCCTGAAGAGTAATACGTCGCAATGCCGGTCGTCTGCGTCGCGGTACCGCCGGTGCCGTACGTAAGCGTTGACGTGCTCACGACGGAATGTGACGTGTTGAAAGTTTTCAACGTTACGTTGGACGTAGCGATGGCGCCATACGCGATCGAATAGTAAGATCCCGCCGTGCACGCGGACACGTCGAACGATTTCGCTCCCGTGAGGCCATATGCCGTCACGGACGTTGCGAACTGCATCGTGCTGGGGTCAAACTCCGTGCGTTTGAGTGTGCCCGCCGCTCCGTTGTTCGTCGTGAAGACGATAAGAAACTTGCTATTGAAGTAGACCACTCGCACGAACGAGTCCGCTCCGCTTGTGCCGAGAGCCTCGATCGGGAACTTCGGTACGACAACTTCCTCCGTAGCGACTGCTCGAACTTCGGAATACAGGTTGATAACCGGCGTGCCGCCCGAATCCGTCGACACTTCCAACCACGCCAGCACCTGGTACGTTGCGTTGGCGTCGCTATCAAAGCCGCAAATCCGTGGAGTGTAGGATGTGTCCCCCTGGGACCCCACTTTGCCGTAACCCGCCACCGCCGTCTCAGTGGCTGGAAGCGAAATCGCAATGTCGTTCCGGACGAGCGCATTCTGCGCGGCGGAATAGGTGTACGTGGAGCAGTCCGTCTGGAGTGCGAGGGTGTTCCCGGCGTTGAACAGCCCTGTAACAAACGTGTCCGTGGGCGCCGTTGCCGGAAGCGGCTTGCGGGCGCCATCCTGCGGCACCACATTGGCGCTGGTGTTGATTTTCGTCGTCCCGAAACGCTTACGTACGCCGCCTACCTTTCGGTAGATGCAGTTGGTCATCGCCTGCGGACGGACGCCCGCAGTGGTCTCCGTGCTCTCATCCAGACCCCCCGCGATCGGAAGGTCAACCGTGATGGTATTGCTCATGAGTTGGCCGACCTGGAGAGTTCATAAAACGCACCGTTGAAGCACAGAAGCTGCAAGGAGTCCGCGGGGCCGCCCGCCCAGTCGACGCCGCCCGCTAGCAGAATGTTCGGCGTGGTCGACGAGTTGTGCTTGACCGTCACCGTGCCGGTGCCGACGTTGAGCAGCACCAGGACCAAGTCGTCCTGCGCGCCCGTGAAGTTCGTAAGGTTGTACGTGTACGGCGAGTTGAGATAAATGATAACCCGTGAACCAGGTACAGCGTCTGTCACGTCCGGCGTGCTGGAGCCGAACTGGTTCAGTACAAACGGCTTCACGCGGGCGTACAGGTCGTTGACCGCCAGCCGCACCTGTTTTACCATTTCGTCCAGGAGCCGCGTCCCGGACCGAAACGGTGCGATCTTGTACGTGTTGTTTGTGCTCACGGGCGGAAGTACCGGCGGAAGCGCAGGTAGCGCTGCCGAGTCGAGTTCTGGATGTGCTTGGCGTCGCTGGAGCGGCCCTGGTTTATGACCGACCGGATCTTTTTCTCAATTTCGCCCATGGCGCTCGTCAGGAGCGACGCCAGCTCCAGGTCCTCGTCCTTCAGCGCCATCCTGCGGGCGGCGTAGTGGGCGATCCACTCGTCGGTGAAATTATAGACCTCGATCGTGGACGACGTCGTCGCGAACGTCGGCGCGTTCGGGTAGTAGTGCATCCGGAGAGTCGTGCCGTTGTTCGGCTGAGGATAGAACCCGATCCAGTTGCCGCCTTGTAGGTCGGACCGAATGTCGTACTTCACCGGCGCGCCGACGGGCAGGAGCACGGTGTCCCGGAAGACGGCGTTGTCCATCCGCTCCATCGGGGACAGCATGACTGGGCCGGGCCAGCCGGCGGCGATGACCATGCAGGCGTGGATTTTGTAGAAATCCGACGGCAGGGCGTAGTACTGCTGGTTCGCGTTGAGGGAGACCGGAGACGTTGCGACGCTGTAGACGTTATTGAGCGTGTACGTGCCTGCGACGAACGTGACGGTGATGCCCGTCGTCCCCAGTGAAACGGCCGAGGCAGAGGCGTTCTGGGCCGTCTGGTACGTCGTGCCGCCGTCCAGGGAGTACTGAAACTGGGCCGGGGTGCCAAGCGTGCCGCCCGTGCTGATCTTGATACGGATGTTGGCGAAGTCGCCCACCGGGTTGCCGCCAAACGTGATGGTCGGGTCTGAGCCTGTCTGTGTCACTGTGCCGTAGGTGAGCCAACCCTTGCCACCCCAAAAAAACCCGTTGGCGCTGGTGATAGTCTCCCAAATCTCGGCGCTGCCGGTGTTGAGATAAGTTAGAATCTCGGGGTCCGGAAACCGCGTCGTGGCGCCTTCTTGGTCGGCCAGCCGGCGGGCGTTCGTGATGATCGTCGAGGCTGCTACCGTAGGCATCGGCTACCATTGAAAGGGAAACGCCCCGGCCCCATCTTGGGACCGGGGCGCCACCCTAAGTTCAAGTCAAGTTTTCAGCGGGTCATGCACTCAAGCGCGCCCTTGAAGGCGAGCTTGAATGATTCGGCATCGTCATCCTGGATGGCATCCCAGGCGTCTTGAGCGTAGGAGTCGACCTCGTCGCCCTCGTCCTTTTCGTCAGCCTCGTCCGCCGCTTCCATTTTACCGGAAGACTTGGGCGAAGCCTTGTCCAGGCCGAGGGCGATCATGAGACCGCCCCCCTTCTTCGGCTTCTCAGAAGTAGGCATAGCCAACACCAGAAGCCGTTACGACGAACATCCAGCTTACCTGCGCGATCGACGCAGGGTCGACCTTGGAACCTAGCGCGTTCCAGATTTGCAGGACGAGCTGGGGCCCGCCGGCCGTGGTCATGTCCCACGTCCCAGAAACCCAGTTGCCTGCGCTGGTGAGGTCGTTGATTTCGAAGCTCGCCCCGACGATCTGCGAGATAAAGTCGGAGTTGTCGAAAACTACGGTGTAGTTTCCCATGTTGTTGTAGGTGACGGAAGCGATTCCGAAACCTTGGAACAGGCTGTACACCGTAGCGCCGCTGCCAGACGTGGTAGCGGCGGGGATGAGTGCCGTGCCGTTACTGGGCACCGTTCCAGACGCGAACGCCTGGAACGACCCGGTAATCAGCTTCGCGTCGGGGACGGTAGTCCCCCGCCAAGGCAGGATGTTTGTGTCAGCCATGCTGGTTCACCGGGGGCGGAGGGTGAGGGTGAGGACGCCCGTCGTCACACCAACACCCGTACCCAAAACCGCCAACTGGTACCCGAAGGACCCGCCCTGCACGACTTCAGCGTTCGAGACGTTGAGCGAGGTGAGGGACGAACTCCCGTAGGTGTTCACGTTGGCGGCGAGGTTGGCGGTGTTGATTTCGCCGACGTTGGTCCGGGTGCCCGCAGCATCGCGCTTCCAAATGGTAAGCACGAGGCCGTTGGCGCCGGTGTTCTGGGACAGCGGGGTAACGAGGCTCGCCGAAGCGATGACCGCGTTGCCCGTGAAGTCCGTGGCGGCGAGAGACCCGACAATGACGTTGTCCACGGCCGTGTTGATCGCGGAGATCGGGTACGTGAATCGGGTCGTCCCGACCGCGAGCTGGGCCTCGTACGCCGCGGCGTTGTTCGCCGTGACGCCAGAGGCGTTGTTCGCCGCGTAGGCCCTTTCGGACCCCGCCAGCGACAGGAGCTGATTGACAAGAATGGTGCGGTTAGAAGCCATTTTACTGGGTCCTCACTTCACGTGGGTTGCGCGAGCGTCATGTCGAGGACACAATGCAGGCCAGGGTTATGAACAACGAACTGACCGTAGCCGCCCATGCGGCCTTGGAACGCGTTCGCGGTGGGCTCCATGTCGTACTTCGTGCCGTCGAGGGTCAGGAAGTCCGGGAAGGCGCCCGCGGTGCGGAGGACGATGTCGTCGAGCTTGAGCAAGTAAATCTTGCCCTTCGGGCAGTCCGCATCCGGGAACACGCGGACCGAGGTCCCGCCCGGCTTGACGAACTCAAGACCAGAGAAGCCGATCTTGCCAACAGTCTCGTTCAGGGCGGTACCAAACTTCTTGGTCTGGTTCGCCATTTCGAGGCTGTAGAAGTCGTCCGGGTGCATGAACACGTGGCTGGGGTCAGCCCCGAGGTTCGCGCACTCGGTGAGAGCGCGCTTGACCGCGTCCTCGATCTGGAGCCCCTTGCCGCCCACGCGCACGCCGGCGAGGCGGTGGCGCATAAGCGTGCGGTCCATCGTCCAGAGCGTTCCGACGGAGGCGTCGGCAACGTTGGAGATGTACGCATCGAGGCCGTAGATGACGTTCTGCGAGTCGCCCGCCGGGACGAGGTAGTCGCCCGTCGCCCAAGCCGCGGGGGCGTTGGCCGTGAGGGTGATGGTACCGAGCGAAGCGCTGATCGAAAGCACCGTGGCCGGCCCGCCGGCGCGGAGCGTCGGAGCGGAGCCGTACATGGCGCCGGAATTCGAGTAGGCGTTGATCTGGTCGCCCGGCTCGAAGTTGCGGATGGTGCGTCGGTCGTTCAGGGTGACAGTGACGGTGGAGGGGGCCGTCACGGTCGAGATGCGACCAATCGCGCCGCCGCCGTCGCCGTAGATCATCCAGCACATGCTGCGCTTGAACTTCTTCGTGGCGCGCTCAAGCTCGCCCGTAAGAATGCGCTCCACGGCGCCCGCGTCGTTGCGCGAAAGCTGGATCTGCTTGTGATCGACCGACCAAATGACGTAGTTGTCGTTGGAGGTGATGACCATCCGGGCGAACTTCGACGGAGCGCGCAGGGCGAGCGCCGTGTTGAAGTCCGAGGACCGGCCCGCGACGGGGCCGTAGTTGACGACGACGTCGTAGGCGTTGCCGGACCACGAGGTGTCCTTCGGCGTCATGGCCAGAAGGGGGGCCTCCTTGTAGTACGTCGACTCCAGCGAGTCATGCCAAATATCCTTCAGGATATTGGCGGTGTTTACCGTGTTTGCAGCAGTCATTGAAGCTCCAGTTACTTATCTCGGAACTTTCCGAGCATAGAATCAATTGCTTGGCGTCTCTCGGCCGCGCGCTGCTCCTTGGTTTTATCTCGACCGGAGGCGACTTCGGCTGCTACCGCATTCCCGATGTTTGCGGTGGAGGCTCGCTTTGATTCTTTTTCGCTGGGCTTCGATCCAAAAGGCGGTTTGGCCGCCTGCGGGGCAGGCACCTGTCGTGCCTTTTTCTTACCCTCTACATTTTGAATCCAATCTTGATGAAGTGCAAGCATTTTCTTCGCCACAACTTCAAAATCGGTAGACTCGCCGGCTTTTTCCTGCATTTCGGTGACATGGTATGCCGCCCGAAGCAGGCTATCGTCGTCGTAGTAGTCCGTCAGCTCCTCGTAGGCTGCGTCCTTGAAGGTATTGACCATCACCGCCTCGCGGCGGGACTTTTCGGCCGCAAATGCCTGATATTCCTTTTGTTTTTCCCTCTGCTGCTGCGTCTGGAGCTGCGCTTTCACCTGCTCCAGCTCGGCCTTGACGGAATCAAAGTCCGGATTCTTGATGGCGGAGGTCAGCTCGCGCTTCATCTCCTCCATTTGCCGGCGCTGCTTGGCCTCGGGGGCGTCCGCGTCAACGAAGTAGTCGTGGAGGCGGTTGAAAACCTGTTCGGGCTTCAGCCCCAGGTTGGAAAACGCCTTGATCGGGTCGTTGTAGGCGTTCGCCCACTTCTCGGCCTCTGCCTGGATCTTGGCCTCACGGGCCTCCAGCTCCTTCATCCGGGCCTGGAGGGCAGATTCAGACGCCTGGTACTTCTTCGCGCTCTCCGCCGCCTTGCGGGTGGCCTCCAGCCGCTGCTGGAGAGCGGCCTGGCGGGCCTTGATCAGTTCGGCGCGCTGCGTGTCGGCCGCGGGCGCGGTGGTTTCGGGGGTCTGCGGCGCCGCTTGCTCTGCTTCGACGGGCGCCGGTGCGGGGGTGGCTTCGGTAACGTCACTCATTGCGGAATCGAACCTGTTTGGGTTGCAGCGGCCAATTGACTAGCGGTCAAACCCGAGTCACCGCCGGGTGCGGGACCGGGACCGGGGCCCGGAGGGGGTCCCGGAAGTGCGGGGGGTGCGGGTGCGCCCATGTCGGGGGGCGGAGGTGCGCCGCCCCCGTCAGGGGGAGGGCCTTGCTGGGCAGCCGCCGCTTGCTGAAGCTCATCCTGGACAGCCAGAATGAAGTCTCGCAAAAGCTGGAGGCGCTCTTCCGGCTCGCCGGAGTTCTGGGCGCGCAGGAGGGCCTGGTTCGCCTTCTTCATGCAAAGCTGGAGGTCGAAGAACGGCTCAGGGGCCGTGTAGGCTTCCTCCAGCGGAACGTCTTCGTCCAGCATCCGCTCAATGATGCGCTCGGCGGTCTCGTATTTGGCACGCTCCAAATCGTCGAACCGCTCAATGTCCGGGAATTCCAGCAAAGATCGGCCCTCTTCGGGCGAGATGAACTTTGAGTTGATCCAAGACTCGACTTGCGCCGCGCGCATGGTAGGCTCTTGCTTCAGCATCGAGGTTGGGAAGACCTCCAGGCTGAACGTGTCCCGGTCCATGCGAACCTTTGAGTAGTCGATTTGCTGCAAGAACTTCCGATAGCCGCTCTTGCCAGGGGCAGTGATGGTGACCTCGCCGCCGTCGTCCACGATCTCTTCAAAGAGGCGGATCATGTGGTCGGCGACGTCGATGCAGAACTGCTCATAGAGCTTGGACGCCACGTAGAACCGCTCGCTCCGGTTCTCGTTGTGGAGCTGGAGGGCGATGCCCGTCGCCTCGCGGAGGGCCTTGGGCAGATCGCTCTGCGCCGCGGTCTGGGACACGCCTGTCGTGTCGAACGACATGCTGTAGACCTGTTTGACGAGGTCCCAAAGCTGGGGCTGGAACGGTGCGGGCTGGATGACGGACGGGACGAAGCCTTGGTTGTGCTCAATCACCGGCCAGGGGGAGTTGTCCAGCATGTCGATGTTGATCTCGCTGCCGTTGGGCACTGCGAGATAACTGGGGGCCAGCTCCGCCATCTGTTGGACACGACGGGCGATCGTGTTTACGGTGTACTGGTGCGACATGAGCTGCCGCCCGAAGCCCGTCCCAAAGTACCCGAGACTGGGCGGCATTACGTACAACGGGAACAGCGGCGCGCGGTCGTACTCGTATTTCTCTTTCAAAAGAGTCGCGTTCGACACGCAGATCGAGTGCCAGCCGTCTTTCGCCTTCGGGCCGCTCGCGAGGTGCCAGGCTTCAACGACGATAATTGCGTCGCTGTCCGTCGCGCTGGACGCGGAGAAGTAGTCGGAGAACTGAGAGTCCGCTCGTTCGATCTTCTCAGCGAACTTCGGAAACCGCTCCTTCAGGACCAGCCGGTCGACGAGCCGTGTCAGGTAGATCGTTCGCGGGGCTCCGTAGATAGAATCCCTGGGGTCGACATCGACCTCCCAGGGCAGGACGCGGTCGTAGCAGATATCCTCGCCGTCGCGGTAAACGAACGCGAAGCCGGTCCCGTAGAGGACCGAATCGCGGATGATGGAGAAGTTGGTCGGCCAGACCTTGGACTTGGTGAACTGACCCTCAATCGCCTGCCCGAGGAGCCGTGCGCGCTTCTGCTGGGAGAACGACCCCTCGCTGGTCAGCGGCATCGGCAGTGGGCGGGCCTTCGCGAGCTGCGTCGAGAGCGCGTCCACGTTTGGACGCACCACGTTCAAGGTCAGCGTCGGGTCCGTGTCCCCGGAAGACCCAGCCCAGCCGTACAGGCTGGACACCGAAGCAGCCTCGGCGTCGTCATACAAAGAATTTGAGTACAAATACTGCTGACGCCGCGAACCGGTGCGATTGCGGATTCGTTGAACGTGGGAAAAAATAGCACCAGCAGTGTCTGAAACGCTGGAAAGCCACCACCTAAGATCGCTTTTTGAAGAATCAACCATAAGGGTGTCCTATTTTACCACAAAACTTGTGAGGTTTCAAGGCAGGTTCTTCCAAGTTCGTTTAAGTTTGATAGAAGAGACTTGAGCCTGGGAGATTCCGAATTTCTCGGAAAGGTCTGCTTGGCGGACACCCTCAGAGATCAATCTCCTGATTTCCAGCACCTGTTCGTTATTCAACTTCGCTTGTCCGTGCTCCTGCCCACGCATGGTGCGCACGCGCCGACGCCCTCTTTCGAGCATGTCCATGTAGTTGTCAGCCATTGTCCCGATCTCTAGGTGGGCTGGGTTGACGCACGCCGGATTATCACATTTGTGACGGACAATAGTTCCGTGATGTCCCACCCCTTCGGGGATAGGCCCGTTCTTCATTTCGTACGCCAGCCTGTGAGCGTAAGCGGTCTTCCCCCGGAAATGAAGCTGCCCGTACCTCGCAGGGGTTAGCCACGACGTCCACGGCCAACACTCATTAGGCCCGCGAACGTCTACCTTTGACCAAAAGCGCTGTTGGATGTCTGCTTTCAAAATTGACCATTCGGGAACAGATTTCGCATGACCCGTCGCTTGGCGGCTTCTTCCTGGGCCGCACGGTCTCGCTCGTGGTCGCCTGGCTTCAGGGGTGCCGGGCCGAGCTGGAGGGCGATCTTGTTGGGGATCGTGAGAGCCGTCACGCCATGCTCGCGCATGAGCTTGATGAGTTCGAGAATTTCAGCGTTTTCCACTTTGAAAGATCCTATCGTAGTGGTACATGAGCTTGTGAACCGGGTACTTCGCCAGCCCAGCCTGCGTCATTTCGGCCAAACACCAGTGATTCCCGCGGGTTAGCCCGCCGAACGCGGCGTCTGTCTTCCAGTCGATCCTCGTCATGTCCTTGTAGGGCGGCACGACCGCTCGACGGTGCGCGTGCCTCTCGTTCCCGAGCAGACTAGGCAGCGCGTCGTCGTGCTCAACGAGGCTGACCGCCGGAGTCCAGTGCAGCCGCTCCGTGGCCATACAAAAGAAGTCCATAGGGGCGTCCGCACCGTACTCCAGTAATGGCTTGGGGTACGCCAAGTCCATGAATTTCAAAAAATCGCGAATGACCCTTTTAGGGGCGCAATACATACCCGTCCCGTCATAACGGGTGACCCACGACAGCCCGGCCCCGATGGCGGCGGGGGCGACAGGCGTGTTGCAGTAAAACGATACCACTTCTTTGGGGACTGCCGATACGGCCGCGTGCGATACCTGAACGAACTTGTCACAAAGAATCAAGTCGTCTTCAAGCAGGGAAACGTGTGTGCAGTCTTGGGATAGCCCGTGCTCCAGGAGCGCACGCGCAGTCGACCACGGTCCGTGCCTGTCGGGGTCCTCCGCGACCGTATAGTCGGCGTCGCCCAACTCCCGCTTCATGTCTGACACCAGCCGGACCCGCTCCGGGGTCGGAACGTGCATGATTCCGTAATGGATCTTCACGCGCCCCATGTGTACGCCCCCTTATGCGTCGTTACGACGGTCGGGTCCATGTAGACCTTCTCTCCGAGAGAGATCCAATCCTGACAGACGCAGTAATCCTCCGAGTACAGTACCCCTCCGACGATCGGAGTCCGGAACACGGGGTAAAATCGTTCTGGATTACGGGAGTCAGTTTGGTAAGGTTGCAACTTCACCCTTTCCACCAGCCGCTCGGCTACCTCGCGTTTCCAAATCATGAAACCTGTGCCCGCATACCGAACCGGCACGAGGCCGGACTCCGTAGGCTCGCCGACAGGCTCCGACATGACGTATTCCAACGGTTTGCGAGGATCCCCCTTCTTCGGATACCGCCCCACGATGAACTTCTCCGGAAGGGAACACAGCCGGAGGATGTCCGACGGGTTGAACCCAATGTCGCCGTCAATCCACACGATGTGCGTGCAGTCCGTCCGCAAGGCGTTCTGGAGCATCCGGTCGCGGGCCCGCGTGACCAGACTCTCGTACCACAGGTGCCCGCGATAGAGAGTGTGGTCCGTGCGAGCGAACTCTTGCTGAAGTTTCAGCAAGGATTCCACGTAGTTACCTGCATAGTTCCCGTCGTAGGACGGCGTGGCAATGAAGATTTTCAAGCTTCGCCGCCCTTCGAGTTGATAGCCTCCTCACCGCCCCCGATGGTGAACTCCACGCCAAAGTACTCCTTGGAAGCCTTAGCGACCTCGACCAGGTCGTCGTAGGCAAGCAGTACGCACTGCTCCGTGCCGCAGAACGTGAAGATGGCGACCTTGCCGGTGGCCAGCGGGTCCTTCTCCAGGCCCGCGTCGTCGAGAGACCCCTCCGGCAGGAACGCCGCGAAGAATTCGCCGCCCAGCACGAGCTTCCCCACCCCGCCAGCCGGGTTCGTGCGGTGCTTGACCTTTGCGAACGACGAATCATCCTTGTGCGTGATGAAGACCACCCCGCGCTCCAGCTCGCCGCGCCCGAAGGCGCCCGCCACGGCCTTGGCCAGCATGGACCCCACCGCGATAGCCTTGTAGTGCTCGTCAGTCATCACCAGTCACCCTTCTTCGACTCGACGGGCCACACGCGCAAGGAAGTGACGCTTAGCTTCGTCGATTGTGGAGCAATTGACAGCTCGGGTGTAGGCGCCCCAGAAAGATTGGGAGAGCCGGTCCCAGTTTGCGGGGGCGACGTACGCGACGCCGACGTCTTGCAAAATTTCAACTTCATCTTCGCTATCAGTTTCATAAATGGCACAGTATTTGGCCTCGTCACCGACTACTACGATATATTTCACTTACGCCTTCCGAACATGTTACGTTCGAATGTCTTCTGCTTCTGAATCGACCGGCGGACTTGTTTGAACCGTGCCTCCTTCAGGCGCGAGCCCATGGTCTCCACGGGATTTTGCTCTTTGTCAGGGACTGCCTCGTAGTCGCGGCAGAACACGCTCAGGGCGCCTACCAGTGATGGGATATAGTCGCAATGCCGACCGTCGTTAGTATGTGGGAGCTTGACGGAGACGCCCCCCGTTGGCATCGGAATCTTCCGCACACGTACGAGGTCAGAACGGAGGACGCGGTTGTCAGGAATCTGGATGTTACCTGCCTCGAAATGATCTTGTAGGGCACGGTAGTCTCTCGATCTTTCTGACGCTTTCGTCCGCCGCACGGCGAGCGAGAATCCGAACTCCCGGGCGCGCTCGATAAGCGGGTCCGCGAGCCAGCCGTCCGCAAACACGGTCTGGAGCTTGTACGTTTTCAGCACTTCGCCGATTTCGTACATTACCTCTTTCGAGTCGAGCGGCACGCCCGCCGACCCCCGCCACTCGTTCGCGTACACGACCTTGCGTTTGTTTCCAATCTTCGTCGCGATGACCAGCGTCCAGCCGTTCGACCGGGTCGCCGCGTCCATGGCCGCGATGTAGGTCGCCCCCGGCTGGTACGGAACCGACTCGACGCCCGACATGATCGACTCGTCTATCGAGAGCGGGTTGAACATGGCGCTCTCGGGAGAAAGAAACTCCGCAAGAACGTCCGTTCGGTAGACTTCCGGGTCGCGCTTGCGCGCCTCCTCACAACGCGCCTCCGTCCACCACACCGGATTCAGGTAGTACGCCGGCGCTTTGCACGCGATCAGGTCGACGGTAGGATTCTGAGAATGTCTGGAGATGATGTCGTAGAAAAACCCCTGTGGCGCCGTAGGCGACCCGGTGCCCAGGATGCCGCCCCCTGGGACCAGACGCTCCAAGGTGGCAGCCCGCGTGCTTTCGATATTGATTACGCTGTCGGACCCGCTGGCGATACGAGAGATTTCGTCGAACACGACGCCTGCCTGCCAGCGGGCGATCAGGCTCGCACCCTCGCGCTTGTTGGCGACGACGGCGACCTCGACCTCACGACCCGACTTCGGCTGCCGGATGTAGACGTAGTCCCCCCGCCGCGACACGAGCGGCCGGAGCGCTGGCGACGCCTCGCACCGCCCGATGAGATGCCCGAGCGTGACTTCAGCGAGGCTGATCTCCACGGAGATAATGGAGATGCGCGGGACCTCGCCGGGGCCTAGGTGGGAGAAGTTACCGTTGAAAGCCCAATGGACGATAGCCGCCGCGTTCAAAAGGGACTTGCCGGACCGGATGCCGGCGGCGATGTACATTTCCTTGGGCGGATGCCCGTCCAACATAGACACGTCGCCCAGGCACTCCTGGACGTGCGGGTGGTACGCAAGTTCGAACAGGGGGTCACCGCCGATGACACGGCACAACGCCCGCTGGAGCGGCGTCGCCGTCTTCATGCCGAAGTACAGAGGGTCCGTGAAGATCCGCTCAAGCGTGATCTTCTGCCCCGTGACGTCGGCTAGCGCTGACTCCCAGTCGATAGGCATCAGTACTGCGTGATGTGCGAGAGCGCAGGGCCGAAGACGATCACCGGCTTGCAGTACTCCGTCGCCTCAGGGTCGTAGCAGTTGTCCTCCGTGATGGGCCAGCTCAGCGTGAGCACGTTGATCGAGGGATAGTACTGCGCGCGCAGGCGCGGGACCTCGACGTGGTTGGTGTAGAGCAGCGGCAACGCGCGGCTGCCCGGCACCGGGCACGACACCGGGACTGCGAAGATGAACTCACCCCGCAGGGAGAAAGAACGGACTCCAGCGAAGGGATCCTCGTTGGTGGTGCCAGCTTCCGGAGCGGTGGGAGTAGGCGGAGATGCCTGCGACAGATCGGAGAGTCTTGAAGATTTGTTCGCCACGCCAGTCTTTTCGTACATACGCGAAGTGTCCTGTTTCGTTAGAATGGGTCAAAAACCCGATGATGACGTTGTTGTCCTCTGCGTCAACCGCGCAGAGGGTAGAAGTGCTGTCGACAATCGAGATGACGTGCGGCGTCATCCATTGGTAGTAGGTATCGTCGTCCATGTTCGCGAATTCAGGGGCAAATCGCGCCCCCTTCGTGAAGCTCTTGACGATGAAGTGCCGGTGCTCGGGGAGCATCCGGATGACCTCGATAAGCGGTTTCTCAGTCATCCTTCTCCTCAATCAGGACGCCCTCGACCAGCTCCGGTACCTGGTGTGCCGGCTTCATGTGCTGGACCTTCAGCATTTCCGTCTTTGCCCGCTCCCAAAAGAGCGGCTCCTCCCGGAAAAGCTGCAACGCGAAGTTGAACAGCTTCTCCCTCGCGTCCGTCGCCTGGGGGAGCTGCGCAGGCGCGGGGCCGCCGGTCAGTTGGTGCGTGACGCTGACCTCGCGCTTGGTCGCAAAGCGCTCCGGACGCATGAGCTTGTACAGCTCCAGGTGCGCCTTCGAGCTTTTCTCAGCGAATTTGCGCGCACTCTGGAGATGAACGTCGGCAGCCTGTGCCTCCGCGGCGAGGATCTGACCCTCGGCGAGCATGGCTTCTTCATCGCCGTTCATGACGTCCGACGCGAGCTGCGCGAGCGTCGGCCCCGGGATAGCCGCCATGGCGGCAGCGTCCCCCCTTGAGGACCCGTTTCGGAGATATTTGAGAAACTTCTCGAACTTCTCGGGCGGAATCATTTTGCCGATGGGTTATTCTACCATCGACTGACCTTTTGGTCAATGCTAAAATAATGGATGCGGTTTGTGCTGTCTTTTCTTTGTCTTACGCTCCTCGCCTGCTCCGTTGCGACCGCGCCGCCGCCTAAGGCGCCTGCACGCCTTCTGCCTCGCGTGGTTTGGTCGGTGTCGAACAGTTTTATGTGGACCGAAGCCGGGCTCGCCGCCGTCCGGGATGGCGTGGGGGCAATTAACCGCGCGTGCGGGCGGGAGATTCTGCACGAGGGTCGCGGCGGCGTGGTCGTCGTTCAGCGGTTCGCGATGGAGGACGTAATCGGCGACGAGGAGAACGGCATCGTCCTCGGGCTCTATGACTCGGATGCGAACACCGTATCACTGTACCTACCCGCTACCGAATCGCCGGAGCTGTTCCATTCGGTGGTGGCGCACGAATTTTTGCACGCGCTTGGAGAGTCCCATTTCGATGGGCCGCCTGGCGTGTCCATCATGGCCCCGACCGTCGACAAGCAGTCTCCGGGCGTGACCCGGCTGGATATCGAACGGTTGGGGCCAGGGTGGGAGTGCCCTAGTCTGGCCGCCCCTTGATGGGGGGCAGGCTGTCCTCCACAGCCTGGTAGTCTTCTTCGTCTACCAGCGCATGATACACGCCCAAGACCACGTCCATCCCAAACGGCCGGCTGCCGAACGCCGCGTCGCACACTGCAAGGGCACTGACCAGACGCGCGTGGACGGCGTCCTCGACTTTCTTACTGCTCATTTTTCACGCTCACGATCTTGTAGGTTGCGGGCAGCCAGTATAGAATACGCAGTGCGTCACGAACAGACATGAAGCCGATGGCGTCCCCACGGATTTGCGTGAAGGTCGACAACGTGTCGCCAGTGCCGCAATGCTTGCACAGCGGGGAACGAAGGAGAAACGACTCCAGGTACTCGCCTTCGTGGTTCTTGATGTAGTACTTTTTCACGCGACAACGTCCTCCGGGATCATGGAATCGAACGAGTTCAGGTAGGCCCGCTCCGCGTGGAGCTGGGCGGCCATGGACGCCGCGTGCAACGTGCGGCTGACCTCGATCGGGGACGCCACGATGGCATACCACTGGCCGTTGGATAGCTGTCCCACAAAAAGACGAGTGGCCGGGTCCGGCTGCGCCTCCAGGTACGTAGATCGTTCGTTCCAGATCAGTAGCATGGCCAGTGGTTCTCCTTGAGTTCGTTTCGTTGGTCGAACACATACGTTTTGGTCAGGTAAGGCGCCATCGGCGTGCCCTCCTTGTGGCCGAGGCCCAGAACGTGGCCTAGCTCGTGGAGAGCGATCTCATATTCCATTGTCTCGCAGCCGCCTTTGAAGTACATATCCCCCCCTACCCCGGGGGCCGCGTGGCCGCACTCGATGCCGCCATCGGCGGCGCTGGCGTCCGGTGGGCTCGGCCCCGCGTCGCCGAACACCATGAAGTTGGCGGTATACTCCCCTGGCGGGCACGTCCGGTATAGAATCTTGGACCCGCAATACGCGTTCCACGTATCGATGGCCTGGTCGATAGGCGCCTCGTCAATCGTCCCGACAGCCGCCACTCGCACGCAGTAGGGGTCGCGGTACGGGCTGTATGAGCACGCAGCAAACAGGATGGCCAGGATCACAGCGACAGCAACGGCGAGTTTCATGGTATGAGCATAGCTCAAACGCATCGGCTGTAAAGGCCGAAGGCCCAATTAGCTAGGTTTTCACAGGACGAGCCGCTCGTGGCTAGGTATCGGGCGCCCGTCATCGACACGGGCATCCGGCGCCGCATCGTCGTCGACAGCCCCGGCACGTTGATGGACAGGTAGATCATTCGCAGGTGATCTGGCTCTGGCTCTGGAGGGCGGACGTGAGATAGCAGGTGAGGGACCATGTATATGCGGAACCCGCAGAGCTGGTCCACATAGTGTATTCAAGCGTTTTGAACTTGGACATACGTGACTTGCACGTCACCGCGTGCGTGGACGCCAGGAAGTACGGGAGGCGGTACGTGATCATTTGTAGGTCGTCACTAGGACTGCGCACCAACTGGTCCGCGAGCGTATGCGGTCACCGGAAAAAAACGAATGCCCTGCGCGGCAGCAAACCGAGCGGCTCGGGGTGTTCCACCATAGGCGGATGTAGGTGATCATACGCACGCGCTCCACAAACAGGCGGGCACCCAGTGCCGGATGCCTGTATAGTTTTCGTGCGCGACGTACGAGAACGTCGTCTGGCTGTAGAAACGATGGGTGGCCCAAAAGACGGACTTACCTGTTGCGGCCGGGGCGGGGCCGAAGATGGAGGCTGTCATCGGTACCGGCTCCACAGAAAGGTCGGGTTCGCGCCCTTGAAGCGTGACGTGCCCGAATACCAAGCGTAATCTGAATCCACGCACGACCGGCCCGAGAACAAGGGGGCGAGCGCGATAATGGCGGCGGTCATTGGTACCTGCTGTACAGCTCGTCGGAGTAGTTTTCCATGTGGGCGGTATAGCTCCACTCGCCCGTGTAGGAGTGCCAGTAATTGCAATGGCTGCGGAACATGCCAACGTCTGTGAGTACGTAGTACCGGAGGTTTAGGTAGGTCAGCATTCGCGCAGCCTATGGAGCATGTTTTCGTAAATCCCAGGGTTGCGTTCGATGACGACGAACCGGCGGCCGTGCTTGCGGGCGGCCACAGCGGCCGTGCCCGAGCCGGCGAACATATCGACGACCCATTCTCCAGGATTCGTGTGGGCCAGGATGGGGATCTCAAACAGCTTGACGGGTTTCTCCGTCGGGTGGGTCTTGCCCCTCAGAATCTCCGTGATGTCCGTCCACACGTTCGTGCGGCGGTAGAATTCGCTCTTGGCGGGATACTTCTTATTGTATCCTGCATACGGGCGTTTCGTGTCCAGGAGCGGAATATTGAACAGCCTGGGCCTGTCTGCGTTGCAGAAATACGCGCACTCTTCCCGCGTGAATAAATACTTGTGCGGGGTCCCGTACGCGCGCTTTTTGGCCCAGGTTATGAGATCGAGCATTCGAAGTGGAGTACGTTCTTCACACTCACGTATGAAGTCGAAAAACGGTCTGTGACCGACCTTCCCCACCCCGCCCCACACATAGAACGCCGCCCCCCTAAGTGCGGCGCTTGAATAGTGCTGTAGCGTCGTTGCAAGCTCTTTTGGGTCCAGTACATCCCATTCCTCTTTCGTGATACCGCCGTACGGCGGGTCCGTGACGACTAGGGCGATCGGGTTCTGCGTAGCCGCGGCGATGACCGCAGGATCAGCAGCGTCGCCACGGATCGCCAGGCTGCCGTCGCTGAACGTGTGCGTGATCAATCGAAGTACCCCATGAGGGCGCCGAGGATGACGATGGTCGCGCCGGCCAGGATGATGCCGGTTACAGCAAGGGCGAGGAGCGCGAGGATGAACATTTTAGAAATCACTCCAGGGGGTGGGTAGGGCGGGCATGGTGGGGAACTGAGGCAGCGTCGGCGGGTCGGTGTGGGAGGTGGGGTCGGGCTCGGGGATGCACTCCGTGCAGACGTACGTGTCCATGGGCTCGTGGCGGCGGTCGGTGCGGGCGCCGCAGAGATAGCAGGTTCTCTCGCTCATAGCGGTGTTCTAGCACGGTTTGGGCAGTGGTCAATAGGACGAGCACTGGTACTGGTTCACGCAGCTCCAGCCGTCGTTCGAGAACGACAGCGCCGGCTCGGACGTTAGGAGGGGGATGTATCCGGGGCCTCGCAAGAACGTGGAGTGGTGTTGGCATCCCGGTCGGAATCTCCCGTGGACGGCAAGGTACATCATCGGGACCAGTGCGCGATGCAGACGGCCAGCGTGCGGTGGTGGTGGTAGGTGCACCACGGGGCTTGTGTGTAGCTCATGGCACTTAGGTAGACGGTCGGGGGCACGAGCGGGCGGTACTGGAGGATATGGATCATTCGCATGTGCTCGCGAGTTGGATGAGCAGGCCGGAGCCGACGAGGCTGGTGTTCTGGACGACGCGGGTTTCGCGGTCCGTCCGGGAGTGGGAGCGGGTGTGGGAGCGCGACGTGTAGAAGGGGTTGAACCGCCAGTGGGATAGGATGTGGATCATCGCGCAAAAAAGAACAATGAATCTTTGTGTCGAATGAAGCTGTACATGACATTGTAATCAGCCTGATTTGTAAACCTCATCATTAGTTTCACGCCAAACCTGCCGATGCGGGCTTTGATCACAGAACTATCTGCGGGAGGGCGCAGAGGGTAGAGCGTTAGTAGCATGTCGTGTGCTCCAGAAATAGCCGATCCGAAGGCGGTGTGAGGATGTATACAATACCGCTTCGGTCACTCGTAGTCGGATATCGGTTCGTGACGGATCTTTGCTTTCCCATAGCTATTCGGGATTCGCCTTTGATAGGCCACCTGCGGCGGAGGTAGGTTACTTGCATACGGAATACATGAAATTTGCCCGCGTGTAGGCGCGGTCGGTCCAGCCTACAACCCAATAATTGTGCGCGAATTGGTACGGGTGCCTTTGGAGGTAAAGCCTCGACCCGCTTTTGATACGCGGTATTATGGCCATCATCGGTACACGCTCCGGCGGACGTAGAACTCCGGCGTGTTGATATGGCTGCCCAGGTTGCGGGCGTAATCGAACCCCGGCGCGCGGGTCCGCCGGATGCGGCCGTAGTGCTTCGGGAAGGTGAGCAGTTGGGGCGGCACGCTCAGCGCCGAGCGCCGGGTGGGGACGTACAGTGTGGCTGTATAGGGGAGGATCATCGGAACCGCGACCAGGTGGGCCAGGGGCAGATGGTGTCGCAGTTGCTTCGACTATCGCCGCAGCAGTACGACCCGATGCCGGGTGCGGGAGTACATGGCCCGAAGACCGATGGGCCACTCCACGGGGTGGGACAGAGTGCTGCGGGAATCGTACGGGTTGACGACGCGGTGGAGGGAGGTCATCGGAACGTGGTCCAGGCGATCACGGGAGTGTCAAACGACAGGTAGTCGCCATCGATACTGGATCGTAGGGGGGCGGAGCAGTATCGCCAGTCGGAGCGGGGGCTGACTTTTACACGGATTCCGCTCCGGGTGAAATATCCGGCGTAGGGTGGGAACATCGGACAGTGGTACCACGCGATTTGGGACTGTGCAAATTGTTTGGAAGGGGGTTGACAAGTGTTGTGAGGCGATTTACGCGCGCCCGCGCGGAAACTTTCTACTCTACTACTCTCTAATAATCTATATATATATAGTATAATAGTAGTAAAGGGAAGAGAGTTTTTCCTGCGCGTGCGCGCGTAAGTCTTGGCCGAGAGTCTGTCAAGGGGGGTGGACGATTATTTGCGAGGGTGAGGCTGATGTGGTTCTTTAGAGTCGGAGGTTCCAGTTAGCGATGGCCAACCATGTTATCTATCTGAGCCCTGAGAACGAAGAGTTCGTCGGGGAGATTTGCCGGCAGGAGTCCTGCAAGGTTTCGAAAGCCGTGTCTATCATCCTGACCGAATGCCGCGCCGCGCGGTCTAGCGCCCCTGGGGGCGGCGTCGTGTCGTTCGTGGACGCGGTCATCGCCGAGCTTTGGGCCATGGGGTATGTCCGGTTCCCGACCCACGCCGAGGCGGCGGCAATGGGTTGGTCGCTGGATTATTACAAGCGAGCGGCCAAGGACCGAGCTTGGATTTCTGCTTCGTTGCACACCCGGAGCCTGCGGTCGGCCGGTGCCCGGGAGGCGGCGGGGACGTGAAGAGGCCCCGTCGCCGGGTAGACGCCATCCGCTGGAAGGCCCGCGCCGAGCAGACCTTGGGGCTGAGGGCGGTGCTGGAGATGTTCGCCCAGCGGCTGATCGAGAACGGGGCCTACAAGCCGGGCTTCGAGCTGCGGCCGGGCAAGCCGCACCCCTGGATGACCGTGGACGAGGCGGCGCTCCTGAAGTCCAACTACCGCTGGCTGTGCGAGCGGCTGTGGGGCGGCGCGCCGGCCGGGATGACGTGGGAGCGGGAGCCGTGGATAGAACTGAAGGTGAAGTGGTACGACGGGGAACTGAAAAAAATCGTACACAAGCTCATGGCGGCTTCACTCCGGGACCGCGCGCTCCTGGGTTTTACCAAGGGGTCGAAAGACTTTTTGCAATTCTGCATCAAGATTACAGCCATGGCGTACGGCTTCTCCGGCGGGTCCGACGTGGGGTCCGCCGAGAACGGCGGCGGCCTGGCTGTCCGTGACCAGGCGGCCTGGGACCTGGTACGCCGTATCCGCCAGGCGCCGAGTATGTCACAAATCGAAGGAGCAATGGAGACCATGAAGAACATGGATTTGTATAAAATCAAGATGCCCGAGGGCTCGGTAGCGGCGGGAGAAGACATTCACGTGGACGCCACGTTCCACCTACCGGCCTGGCTCGCGCGGCGGCTGCGGGACCTCCGGCTGCGATTCGACACCACGCGGTCCTGGGTCGCCGAGCAGGCGCTGGCCTACGCGTTTGAGCAGGAAGCATTTATTGCAAGACTGGAAGGCTTGGCGGCTGCGGGTCAGGTGCCGGGTCCGCGGGGCATCCCGCTGGCCGCCCGGGACCCGGAGGCGGGCCGGGCACGGCAGAAAAAAGAAAAAGCGACGTACAGCAAGTTCCTGCAACAGAAAGAGGCTGAGCGGGCGGCCAAGCGGGCCGCGAAGCGGGCGGCCAAGCAGGCGGACGCCGAGGCTTACGCGGCGGGACGGCCGAAGCCGGGTGGGTCGTGACGCTCGACGACACGGTGACCAAGGCGGACATAATCCGCACGATCCGTCTGCTTGAGACGGAAGGCTGGGGCGGGGGTCGCGGCGGGCTGGACCAAAGGGTCGACCGCCTGGGGGTGCCCTATGCCCACATCGCGGAGGAGGCCCTCCGGGAAGCGGCGGGTGGGGGCCTGTGGCGGGTGGCGGTCGGAGACGAGGGGCGGGTGGTCGCCGCAGCTCTCCGAGCCCTCTCACGGGAGAGCCAAAAACAAGGGGTCCGTCAGGAGGCTCGCGGCCGTAAACGCGTTTCTGGGACCGGGGTGGGGGGTAGGTAGCCTGACGGGGTGTCGACGCGTTTAAAACGATTCTGGGACCAAGCGACCTGCGGAATTTGGCTGTAAGATAATTGACAAGCATGTCAGTTCGATTTCGGCCGAGATTTGTGGGGGTTATATGGGCGGATACGGGGTGGGGAGGGGGGGAACCCCCCCAACCCCGGGGGCCGCAGCCCCCACCGGGGGCGGGAGCCCCCATCCGACATGTAGGTGGAGTGCGCCTACCTACCTACGTGTAGGTGGCATGACTCTTGCCTATCAGGGGGTGGCACGAACCTTGCCTACGGGGCGCGACCGGGGGCGGGGTATGACTTCCGGATTGTCAATCCGGGGCCGAGGCGAGCCGTAGGCTCACACTGAGCGGGGCCAGACCAGCCATAGACCCACGACGATGCCTCCGAAAGGGCCTCCGATGGCGAAGCCTACCGACACACCGGCGACGAAGATCGACGCCATGATGGAGAAGGCGATGACTCGGCCGAAGGCGAAGGCGATTTCGTCATTCATTAGCTACTTTTGAGGCAAAAAAGGGCAATTGTCAAAGCAAAAGCGCGCCTTCCTTATAAAAAGGGTGCGAAAATGTAGTCCCTTACCGATCGGTAAGCTGGCCCACCCTTTGCTACACCGCGTTTTTTCTTGACCTCTGCTCAAATCGTGTCACTGTTTGAATATGCACTCTGCTCAAAAACTGTCCGCCTCCGACGCCGCCGCCGCAGCTCGTCTCGCCCTCATGGTCTCCGATACCATGCACGCCGCACGCGCCTACGGCGCGGCGGCGGCGTGGAGCCGCACGGCCTTCCACCTCGCCGCCATCGCGGCTCGCTCCGCTCGCCGTGCCTCCCCCGCCCGCTAACCCGAAAGGCTCCCCCACCATGTATACCATCGAAGTCCGCGCCTACGCCCCCTCCGTCTCCTGCCGCCACGCTGTCCTCGACGCGGCGCTGGCCCTCGTCGTCGCCCGTGAATCACCGCTTGCGTGGGCCATCGACGGCGGCGCGTCCGTCTCCCCCGGCGACCCTGCATGGCTTTGCGGCAACGTTGGGTACCCCAAGACCGACGTCGACGTTGAGGGCGCCGTCCTCATTGCCTCGCACGCATGGCGCAAGGGGTACGCGGCCGAAGACGCCGCGCCCACCGAACGCATGATCCCGCTGGTCTGACCTCCGCCACGGCCCACCCCGCTCCCACGGCCCCGCTCGCCCACGCGACCGGGGCCGTTGTCGTTTGCGCACACACCAAAATGCGCCCACGAGGTTGCCACAATCCCGCCCGCATGGCATTGAATACTATCCAACCGGAGGTCCCAACCATGCCCATCCACCCCGCCCGCCTCTTCACACTTCGAGTCCGCCTGACGGACAACAGTCTCGTGACAATCAACGCGGAAGAGGAAATGGCTCCGCAGTTCGGCCCGCAACCCCGTATCCTTGTCGAGGTCATCCACAAGGGCCAGCCGGTCTTCCCCCTGGGCGCGCTTTGGTGTTCCCTCGCGCCGGCATCCCGCGCCACCATCGACGGCCTCGAAGCCCGTTCCTTGGTCCTCAGCCTCGTCGCCATGCGCCCCGGCGACACCGATAGCGAGTATTTCAGTATGTACACCGCCGCCCAGCGTGAGTGGGCGGAGGCTCACGGCGAGTACCTCACCATGGTTGCCGAAGAGCGCTACGGCGCCGACGCGATCTGACCCAACCCCGACCCCGCCCCGCCCCGGCGCCTCACGGCCCCGGGGCTTTCGGCGTTGGAGGTCCCAACCATGCACACCGCCTATCAGACATGCGCCGATTGTTCCGTAGTCCTTTCCAACGATGACGCGTCTCACCTGCCCGACGCCGCAGCCGCCCGCACCTTGGCGGGCGTCCAGCGCCTCGGTGCCGTGAGCTACCTCGGTCCCCTCGTCTCGCCGCAAACGGCGCCTTGTGCCTGCTGCGGCGCCCGGCGGGCCCTCGCGGACGCGTGGGCGAAGTTCCCTGCCCGCTAGCCAACCCTAGGCCCGCGATCGCGACCCCGTCCCCCTGACGGGGTCGCACCGGCCCACCGATGTAGGTGCGCATATGCACGCCAGCCCGCCGCACGGAGCCCCGCCCCGCCCACACGTCGGTGGCGCGCCTATGCGCACACCACCGCACCCCACCTACATGTCGGCGCTCATGCGCGCCTACATTTCCCGCGCCCCGCCGCACCTACATGTCGGTGGGGCGCTTCTGCGCGCCCCACCTACACGCCCAACAGCCTCGCGTGCTCCTATAGGGGAAGTTGCCAGATTTTTCGGACCCCTCACCTAATATGCCGCGCACGCTTCCGCAAGTTCGTTTACCTCGAAAGCCGGCGGCTCGACACGGCACGGCATAAGGGCGACCTTGAAACAAGGGACGGCGTCGCATTCAATGATTGTGGGGCCCTTGCCGTCCGCCCCTAAGGTCCCCCCCATACGAAAGCGGAGGGCTAGGTCACCCCGGACCCTCGCCTTCCCCGTCTCGGCTTTCCACGCCGCCTTGAACGCGCGCACGATACAACCCAGGTAGTCGAGTCCATAACCTACGTACTCAACCGAGGCGCGTGGAGTGAACTGGTCGATACCGCCCCACACTTGCCCGCGTAGCTCGTCTTCCGCCCCGTGCATATCCCACACAAGGGTTTTCGCGCCCTTGCATACGAACCCGCGCCCGCCAGGGGCGTTAGGCCATGGCGCGTCACCGGGGTCCACGCCCGTTATCTGGGCGAGCAAATGCCTGTTAGTGGCCATCAGCACCCCGCGACGAATGGCCATGATCTGCGAATACCCGTTACCGGTGAAGGGGGATAGCACCCTTACGGCGTCGTCCCCTTTCATCGGAACACCTTACCCACGTGATACACGATCCAAATCGCTACGATCCACGCTACCATTTTGCCTACCTTCCGCTACCTCAAAAATGCGCACAAGCGTCGGCGAAGCCTGACAGCTCCGCCGCGGCGTCGACGGCCTCCCGAATTGACGGCAAAGCACGCGCGTCCGCCTCGATGCGTGCGAGGTCCTTTTGCAACCGCCGGATCTCCCCCGTCCCCGCGCCCGACTTGAGCGCTTCCGCTAGATCCGTTCTCATACGCGCAATGACGGACCGCACTACGTCTGGTCCACTCTCGGCCGTCGCGACATAGATCCGCGCCCACCCCGCAACGTCCGCCCGCAGCCGGCGGAGGTCACCCGTGCGCTCTTCGGGGACAAGCCATACGCCGGCTCGAACGCCGTACCCTAGCCGGTCTAGTGCATCGTAGACCGTCTCGCGCGCCTCGGGGATAGCGGGCGCGCACGCTTTCTCATACTCGCGGTCTAGCCCCCCGTCCCACGAAGGGCCCGCGCTGAACACCACGCGCCAAGAGTTACGAACCGAGGTCACGACAAGTTTTTCCGTCCAAGTGCCGCCGTCGACGGCCCCGAGACTGCCGCCGTCACGCTGTAGGATCCGATGCTGCTTTGCCGCGTAGACCAGTTTCAAATCCGCCCGATCCGTCACCATGGCCGCAAGGGCCCGCCGGAGCGCAATTGACGCCGCGGGCGGCTTACAACCCGCGGGGACCCCGACAACGTCTACCCATACGATTTCACTCATGTTCGTCCCTTCTTTCCGTCTTCGATTTGGATCACTTCGCCGTGCGAGGCGGGCTTTTTCCCGCCGGGCGTGACACACCAGATCAATTGCATCACCCTCGGCTGGTGGACACGCCCCTCCCCGTACCCGTCCGTAATGTAGACCAAGGACCGATAGCCCTGACCCTCAGCCCATCGGATAAGCGGGGAGAATTCCGTCCCGCCGCCGCCCATGGGCTCCCACGTCCGGCCCATGGAACGGGCTTTGCCAGTGGACGCCACTTGCGTATCGCCAGCAATTACCGTTATGTCACAATTCAGAGATTGCACAATCTCTTTCACCCGAGCGGCGGCGAATTTCAGCTCCCGTTCACCCATTGAACCGGACGTGTCAATGGCTATGCACACGTTGGGCCGATGGCCAGTGATGCGTCCAAGGATGATCCCGTCCGAGACGCACGCCCCCAGCCGAGCTAGGCGCCCATAGTCGCGCGTCTCGGCGCCTTCTTTCGAAAGCTCCGTAATGAGCGACCGACGGAGGATTTGGTACCACCGGATCCGCCGCGCGGGCGGGGTCCCCGGCAACTGCCGGACGACCCAACCCGGAACATCACCTTTTGCCAACCCCGCGGATCGTGCGTCGTCGAACATTGCAGCGCCGTCTTTCGCGGCGCCTTCCGGGCAAGAATGCGCCGCCGCGTAGGCGGGATCGCCAGCAACCCCGCCGTCTTCGCCTTCCCCGTCCTCCCCCTCCCCGCCGGGGTCCTGGTAGTATTCCTCCGCCGTGAGACCCTGGGCGCCCGCCCGCGAGACGGTACACCAGCGCAGATCCTTCATGGGCAATTCAAGCGATAGCTTCGCCGCGGCCCACCAAGTGTCTTGATCTTTCGAGACGCCGCGTGTGTAGTGGGCGAGCATGTAGTGCAAGGCCTCGCGCGCAACGTCAGCCGGCCCGGCTGACGTGGGGAGCATCACCTTCCCGTCGCCGTGGGACGACGGGAGACGGTGATCGTCGGAAATGTCCCATTTGATTGCCGCAAGCGTCGGACCGAGCCAGGGCCAAGCCCGGTCAACGGCCGCGATAGCAGACCAAACTTTGGTGACGCGGGGATTCATCCGGTCACCGTCATGATGCGACGGGCAAGAGAAATGCTCAGGTTGGCTTTGAACGTGGGGACCATTGCCGCGATTTTGGGCGCAACAGCCTCCTTATGGTGGGTCGCCCAGCCTAGCAGACATTCGAAGGCGATCTCGCAATTCTCCGCCGTAGCAGCCTTCATGACGGCGTCCGCCATATAGGCAACTTGATCCGTGCGCGCGCCCGACGCGTTCCACGTCACGCGACCCGTCAAGAGATCCGTGACGCTGGGGAGGTCACGGTACGCGGCGTGCGCCCAAAGAGCGGCCCCCGCTTGCGCTCCGACGGCGCCGTTGATCAACATACGCTCGCCCGCAGGTCCGAGGCCGTGAAGCCGCGCCGCGGCCATGCCGCAAGCGGCGAGAGACCAAGCCCGGGGGGAGGGCCACGGGCTATCGCCCTCCCCGTCCTTCGGGCGGACGCGAGCCCACTGAGGATGGGCGGAGAGGAAAGATTCGATCTCGGCTCCGACGCCCGCGTAGACTTCGGAGGCCCTTGTGGCGAGGATCCGCCGGAAAGCTTGCCAGTCGGACAAGCCGCCCTCAACAATGCGCGACTTGTTTTGCACCAATTGCGCCCGCACCATGGCGCCCGTCTCGGCTCCGTTCATGACGGTCCACGGGATATGGATGAAGCGATTCGCTTGCGGGGGATCGAGGGGCAACCCGTTAGGCGAGTCGTCCGCCGAATTCGAAAGCGCGATAACGGCGACGTCACGCCCCAGGGCATGGCCCCCCACGCGACGATCCAACGTCAGCCCCAGGAGGGCCGGCCGGAGGACGACGGGCGCCGTCCTAAGCTCGTCTACGATCACCAGCCCGCCGACGGCGACCTCGTCCGTCCAACCCGGGCGGGGATAGTCGACGACGCCCCCCACAACAGCAGGGACGGCCCCGAAATATGCCTCCCCCGTCTCGCCAGGTGAGAGGAGTACGTAGGGCATACCGTGAGCCTCCGCCACGGCGGCCGCGACGGACGACTTACCCTCACCGGGCGCGCCGGTGAAGAGACAAGGCACGCCCCAGCCCCAAGGGGTAGGAGTGAAAATCACGGCACGAATGATATCTGACATGTTCATGGTCTTTTTTCCTTTCGCGTCACTACGTGTTTCCAGCGTTCCAAGGCACTTTCCCCTTGCGCAAGTCTAAATCGCGTCTCAATACTCAGTTAGCTCCGCCGCTATTCCGCGGCGGGGTGACCGCAGGTAGATCCAGCGGCCCCGCAGGGCGCGCCGGACGAGGGCCCGTTCCCATGGTGACAATAATTTCGTCCCCGTCAACCTCGACATTGACCGGGGTACCCTTCGCCTCCGCCGCCTCTTTCATGCGGCGAACCACGAAATGGGTAAACGCTTCTTTCGTCTCGCCGATCATCCCGTTCTGTACGGGCTTTCCGTTCGACTGGTCCACGAGAACGGGGACCATCACAATTTTGAAAAACTTTCCCATGAGTGCCTCCGACACGTTGGGTATGTGCTCAATTCAAAAAACCGCAAGAAAAAACATTTCCGTGCCAACACTCCGGAGGCACGCCGCGTGCTACGCGCGCCCGCCACTGGCGCGCGCTCACGCCCGCCCGCTCCCGGGGGCACGCGCCCCTGCGCCCGCGCGCAGGCGTCCGCGCCCCCTGGCGGCAAGGAGAGTGAGGGGGTATCGCACGTCAAATACAGCAAATCCCCAGATTTTTTAGGCCCCAGCCGCCAACGCGCCCGCGGACGCAGGCGCAGCCGCTCTCCGTAGCAGCCGGCGAAAATCCCGGAATGCACAGTATTTATTTTCGTGGTAAACTAATGCGTGACGCTTACCGCAGACTTATCCGACGGCTTCTTTGCCAAGATACCCCCCCTCTCTGAAAAGCTCCAGGTAGCGCAGGACGACCTGCTCGCCGTGATGAACTTCGAGAGCGGAGTTTACGCCTCTGCCCAAAACGCAAGCACGAAGGCGACGGGGTTGATACAATTCATGCCCCAGACCATGCGCGGCATGGGCTGGACGCGGGGACCTGATGAGTTCCGAAAGCTCACGGCTGAGGAGCAGCTCCCCTACGTCGAGCGCTACTTGGGGCCCTACGCCGGCCGCATGACGTGCCTGGAGGCGGCCTACCTCGCGGTGTTCCTGCCCGCGTACATCCCGCAGGCGCCCAATCCCGACTACGTGATCGCACCGGCAGGCAGCGTCATCGCGCGGGTGAACCCAGCCCTCCGAGACGCCGACGGCGCGATACGAGTCTCTTCGACTCGCCGCGCCGTCCTAGCCGCCCAGCGCTCGAAGCGGTGGGGGGAGATTATGTACAGGGCTGGTTTATTTACCGGGCCTCTTCCCTGACGTACTTTATGATCTTGTATTTCCGAAACCGCGGTCCCCAAGCGACCCGCGACATGCCGACGGCTGGTTCATGCGTGAGCGTAGCAGTTACTCGGAAAGCTTGCGCTTTTCGAGTAACCGCTCCAGCTCCTCGGCGTAGAGCTTCCACGCAATGACGGCAGACCAAGAGCTAACGGCTCGGTTGGCCCACGCATCGATGATGATGTTACTGCTCACGGTCCGTTCCTTTTTTGCGGCTTCCGCCTTGCGAGCCTTCGACTCTGCTTTGCGTAGCAACCGATGAACCCTCGTCGCCCGCTCGTTCGCCTCCCGCGTCGCGTTCTTCACGCGGCGTTCGGTCCACACCACGAACGACGCAGCGGTGACGGCGAAGGTTACGATGGCTGTTGCGAGAATCATCCGAATCGCCTCTCGTACTCTTCGAAGCTCATGAGTTCGCCTTCCAGCACCGTTTCGAGCGCACCCGCATACGCTTTCCACGCATCGTGGCTGTTGAACAGGCCCACCACCACGGCGTGGTTCTTCTGCGCCGCCTGCTCGAACATCGCGGCTTGCGCAAGGAGCCGGCCACATTCGGCGCGCAGGCGGTCAACCTCGGCGATGAGGCGAATCTCGTGCGTCGTAGCAAACGGCGGCTGGCTTTCCTCGGCGATGCGGGTCAACTCTTCGTCAGTCATCACAACTTGCCCCCTTTGCCGCCGACGAGAAACTGCGCTTGGCGGAGCGTCATCGGGATGATGTTGTACGAAAACCAAGTGCAGCCGGCGCTGCCGCTCCACTCAGGAGGACCGGAGTGGAACTGCGGAAACACGATCACGTCGACGTCACCGTTGCGCTCGTTTCGGTAGAGTACGCGCCCGACCTTCTTCAGGTGCTTGTGCCAGACGTAGTCGGTCATCGCTTCCTCCAGAAGTCCACCACTTCTTTCAAGGTCGCTGCGGCCAGAGAGCCGCACACTGTGCTAACAGCCAACGCAGCCGACCAGCAAACCAAGTCCCAAGGTGTCATCACACACTCTCCTCGCTCAAAAGCAAGATCAACACGCACAGGTCCATCATTTGGATCGTGATATACAACCAATCTTGGTCCATTTGAGCACTCTCCATTCCCCAATCACGAAAAACTCCAGCGACGAAAACTCCGGCGGAGTCCTAGCCGGAAATCTGCTGTCACGTCCTTCGACGTGAGTTCGTTGAAACCGAGCCGTTGCCGTAGCCGTCGCCGTAGCCGTAGCCGTAGCCGTAGCCGTCGCCGTTGCCGTAGTCGTCGCCGTAGCCGTAGCCGTCGCCGTAGCCGTAGCCGTCGCCGTAGCCGTAGCCGTCGCCGTAGCCGTAGCCGTAGCCGTCGCCGTTGCCGTTGCCGTTGCCGTTGCCGTAGCCGTAGCCGTAGCCGTGGCCGTAGCCGTAGCCGTGGCCGAAAGGCCCGATGTGCGTAGACATCAGAGGCCCCAGTTGTCGTCGACCCAAACGCGGAAGATTTCGCTTCCGGCAGGGACGTCGAAGCCGTTCGGCAGAGGCCGAATGTCCGTCTTTACCTTCGGATTCTGCACCATCCCAGCGAACCCGACGCTTTCGAATTTGAAGATGTGCAGCGCACGCGACAGCTTGATGCGGCCGTCAACCTCGGTGACATCGCCGGCAACCATCCAGCCGCGGTCGATGACGAAAACCGCGCGCTTGCCTGGAATGTGCTTCGGCTGAACGTCTTCGGCTCGCACGTACTCGACGTTGTTAATCTTGATGGTCTTGGGAACGGCCATTGTGTTGTCCTTTCGGGTTACTTAGCGCACTATCCATGCGACAAGCTTGTCGCTTTGTGCTATGCTCATACTATGCGTTTATGGGGAAGAGTCAAGGTCGGTAGCATCGAATACTCGGTCTACCTGGCCACCAAGGAGGAGAACCCCGACCTCGACGGCGCCGACGCTTACACGTACTGGGACAAGGCGGAGATTCACGTCCTCGATATTATCGCGCCGGAGCGGTTCGCGCCAGCGTTGTTCCACGAGCTTTTCCACGCCGCGCTCGAAGCCGGCGGGGGCGACTACTTTCTACAAACTCTTCTAGGCAAGAAGTGGACTGCCGAGGCCGAAGACCAGCTCATCCGCTGCGTGGAGGGCGTCTTCGTTGGCGCACTCCAGCAAACGGGCTGGCGGCCGAAGCTGACGAAACGTACTCGCAAAGCGAAGGAGCCCAAGTGAGTCACTGGCTGCTCGTCCCGGATTGTCACTGGCCATACGCCAACAAGCGCGCGTTCGACCTCATGCTCTCCACGGGACCCTACGACGGCGTCGTCGTGGTGGGCGACTTCGTGGACTTTGCAAAAATCTCCAAGCACGACCGCTCCCCCCGGAGGCTGGCGTCCCTCGACGAGGAGCTGGAGGCTGGCAAGGCCGCGCTTGCGTGCATACGCGCGGCAGTCAGGCGAGCCACGAAGAAGAACTGCATCCTGCACGAGGGCAACCACGAGGCCCGCATGGAGGCCCACATCGCGAAGCACGCGCCGGAGTTTCAAAAGATCGTCGGGACCGCAAGCCAGCACCTGGACCCTAAGGGTGGCTGGACCCACGTCCGATACGGGGAGCTGCACCGCATCGGCAAGCTCTACACCACGCACGACCAGGGCCCGGCCGGCCCAGGCTGCGCCGCCAAGACGCTGGGCATAGTGGGCCGCAACGTGGCGTTCGGGCACAGCCACCGGCTGGAGGTCTGCTACCAGGGCGCCGTGGACGGTTCGCGGCGCGTCGGCGTAAGCTGCGGCACGCTGGCCGACCTAGACTCCGTGGCGTTCGACTACGCCAAGCCAACCCAGCGGGCGGCGTGGCAGCTGGGCTTTGCAACTGCCCATATTGAGCGGGACCTGGTGTTCGTCCAGGCCCACCCGATCGTGAACTACACTTGCAGCGTGAACGGTAAACTCTACCGATAAGTCTTCTTGAAAGCTTCCTTCGCTTCCTTTCTTACCGTCTCCCGGGACAGACCCAGCTCCTCACCGATCTCGTCCCACGTCGCGTCCTGGAGCCGGCGCTCCAGAATGAAGCGCGTGCGCTTGGGCTGCGACCGAACCCAGTGGAGAACCTCTACCGCGTCGGCGCACGTCGCCCGCGTGTCGGTCAGCTCGGTAATGTCCGTGGGGGACCAGTTGCCCTCGAAGCCCGCCTTTCGAATCGGCACCGACACGACGTTGAAAATCCGGTGGCGCGCCCGGCTGGCGTACTGCTTCATGCGCATCATGACGCCGTATTCGAACGAGCGAGTTCCGTCGTACTTCCGCACCTCCCGCCACACCGCAAGCCGACACGCCTGCGCGACGTCCTCGTCTTCGCGTGCGTGCTTGCGAATCAGCGGAGCGAAGCGCTTCAGCTCCTCTTCAAGGACGGGTTTCATCGGCAGCGGGCCTGGGAA